CACCACCACCAGAACCACCACCAGAACCACCAGAACCACCAGAACCACCAGAACCACCAGAACCACCAGAACCACCACCAGAACCACCACCAGAACCACCACCAGAACCACCACCACCAGAGCCACCAGGACTTCTTCCAGGACTACCTCCAGTACCATCTATACTTGATGAACTTGTAATAGCGGAATTACAAATCATCTGTTGACTTAAATTTAAATTAGTATTTTCACTAACATTTATATTGGTATCACTTAAATTAATATTATTTATACAAAGTTGTTTATTTCTATTATATGATTTAATAAATGCAGTTCCATTATTAACACTATTTAGACAATTAATATCCAATGATTGTGCAGCAATATCTGGTGTAACTCCTGGAATTTTTTCGTAATCGTTAGTTCTAATAAATTTACTATTTAAACAGTTGCAATCATAAAAAGGATTAATAATTGAATATGGATCAGGCATAATAGGTTGTGATAATGCAGAATAAGGACCAGTTGCTGATTTTGTAGGATATGCTATTTTTCTATTATTATGAACAGTATCACATAAAGTTTGATAATAAGTTCCACACTGTTGGCCTGGAATATTAAACCTATTAACTGAATCAAATTGTGTATTAACCCAATTATCACCATTAAAAGTACAATTTGAAGCATTTATTTCACTTGAACTATCGAATATTGGAGTTTGTAAAGTTGTAGTAACAACCTTTTTAAGTTTTGGGTCATAAGAAGGTAAACTCATTGGAATTAAATAATTTTTTAAACAACAAGCTCTTTTTTTATTAAAATTAGCATCTCCGTCTGTACTATAAGTATTGGTATTTGCTAACATTCCTTTAATCATATCATTATCTACAACATTTTTAGAAAATTTTGTTCCCTCGTATTTTCCTAAAAATTTATATTTATTTTTATAAAAGTCCAATATATATTTTATTAAATCTGATTCAGGTTTAGCATTATTTAATTCGTTAGCATCTAATTTTGAAATTTTATTTCCCATATATAAATATTTAGTTTTTAAATTTTTTTATAAGTATAATTATATAATTATAATGGGTGGTAAAAGTGATACTGAAATTAGAAATGAAGTTGCACAGGAACTTAGTATTGAAATTAATAATGTTACAAAAAATATTAGTAAAAATATTATAAAGACAGTAACTGATGTGACAAATTCAATTGTTCAAAAAAATCTTGCAATAAGTGAACAAACTATAGGTAATAATAATATTATAACTGCAGAATCGATTAAAATAGGTAAAGGTTCCGAATTTAGTATTAATCAAAAAATTAAATCAGAAGCTATGATGACAGCAGTAACATCTATTATTAATGATGCTTCGTCAATGCAGGAATTAATTAATCAAGTAATGACTAAACTTGATAATAAAATTAAAAATGAGAATGAGATAGCTGCTGAAATGCAACAAGCAGCAAGATTAACGAAATTAGAAAAAGATGCAGGAGGTCCAGAGGCAATGATTGAAGATGTTACTAAGATGGTTAAAGATGTGATAGCCAGTATAAGTGGTGGAAGTTCAAATTCGTCAAATGTTAATTTAATTAAAACAACAGTTAGACAAAGACTACTTAATGAAACTATAAATGATAGTACTTTTGAAACTGATTTAAAAAATGCAATTACCAATACAATGGAGCAAAATTCTACTGGACTATGTAAACAAATAGTTATTAATAATAATAGAATTGACCTCGGTAAAATAGAGATTTCTGATGGATTAAAGGTACCTTTAAATCAAGAAATAAATGAAAAAAGTTTAATTAATTGTTTATTTGATTCTAAATCAGGAACAAAAGCTGTTCAAACAGCTGGATTGGATAGTAAAGCTTATTTTTCATCTGATACGGATAATAAAAGTAAATCAGAATCAAAAACTAGCCAAGAAACTACGATGAAAATTGAACAAGAAAAAACATCTTCAATTATGTCAGCATTAGAAAAAATAGCAAGTGGATTTTTTAATTTATTATCAGGTCCTTATATGATTATTGCTGCCGTAATTGGTTTGGTTATAATAATTGCTGCAGTTATGTTATTTAGTGGAAAAATTAAATTACCTAAAAAAATGGGTAAAATGGGTAAAGTTAATGGGGTAGAACTTCCAGAATTAACCGATGAACAAGACGGAGGATTTTTAAAATTATTTTTAAATAATAATCAACATAATTCATTTAATTATGGAGAATCAACTTTAGGTATGCGAGACTTTTAAACCATTATTATATTCATTTCATTATTATTTATATTTGGACATGTCCAATTATATAAATAAAAATTTAATACTGTTCTTCCTTTTATAAAATTTAATTCATTTACAAAACTTTCATTATCATAATTTTCCAAACAATAAACTAGGTCAGCGCCTTTTTCTTTTAATAAATATAAACCATTTTCTATTAATGTTTTTAATTTTGTTTCAGTATAGAAATAATAATACAAATTATATTTATTAATTTCATTAATTTTATTGTTTTTAATTATTATTGGAACATTATAAAATGAAATAAAATCTGTTATTTCATTATTTATTTCTACCACATAACTATCTATTTGTAAAAAATGTTGTTTAAAATATTCCAATGTAAAATATATACTTAATTTAAACTTTTCATTAAATTTATTCATTTTATTACAACAAATTTCACAATCATGTTCTTTTAATTTTCTAATATTTAGAGTTTTAATTAAAGAGCTAGAATTATATGAAAATCCATCTGTTTCTTTTAACTTTTCTAAATTTAATGGTTTCATATAACACCCTAACTGAACTAAACTATTTGGTAAATCATTTGTTCCAGTGTAAAATGCTTGCCATATTTGATGCAAGCTAATTCTTCTGGATATTTCTTTAATCATTAATGGTGCTAAATTCTTATGTCTTAATTTGGGATGTATACATAAAAAATTAATCTCAATAATATCTATTATTTTATTAAATAAGTTAACTTTCATTGGTATTCCACAAATAGTTGCTAATAATTTATTTTTATATTTAACTCCAATAATTAAATCAGGAAAATAAGTAGGTGGCATTAAAAACCACTTTAGAATATCTTTGCTATAATTAATATATCGATTAGGTTCCTTATCATCATAATAATAATAATTTGATAGAAATATTTGGAATTGAGTTAAATGTTCATCATTGGTTAAATCTATTAATGTCCATTCAAAATTATCTGGTAAAGGAAAAGGTTCTTTTCTTATTTCATTAATATTATATTCCTTAATATTTTTACTTTCTATTGAATTTTTAGAAATATCGATAGGTTGTGTATTCCAGAAAATATGTTCTTTCATTAATAAATAATAATTTATTTGTTTATAATAAATTATTATTTTTTATTTAAATTTTTAGTTATTCAACATAGACCCAACTCTTACATCACCAAAGGCTCAATTTTCACTCAATACAAGTAACTGTAGTAATCTATCTTTATTAATACAAAGATTGTCTATACATATTTCACCTTTAATATTTAAATTACCATTTATAGTTGAATTACCGGTTATAGTTGAAGTACCAGCTGTTAAATTACCAGCTTTTAAATTACCAGTTAAATTCATATTACCTGGTACAGTAAGTCCTCCTGCCATTAATTGAGTTGAAATTTGTGCTAATGTATTTATTGAATTAGCATCATCAATACCGTTTAAAGATTGATTTGGAGGAGTAGATTCAAAATTATCAATTGTTTTCTGCGTACAATAGAAAAATAAAATCATCAATATAATTATAAAAATTATAATATAAATACTCATATTATAATAACTTTTAAAATATTTTCATTTATCAAATTAATTTCTTAAAAACTTTGTAGAGGTAACGGTTTTTCTCCCATATGAAAACCTAACTCATAACACCACCAGGACTGTATTGTTCACCAGTATCTCTTTTTTCACCAGGGCCTCTGTTTTCACCCAACACAATTAACTTTAGTAATCTATCTTTATTAATACAAATATTATCTATACATATTTCACCTTTAATATTTAAATTACCAGTTATATTTGAAGTACCGTTTATAGTTGAAGTACTAGCTGTTAAATTAACAGCTTTTAAATTACCAGTTAAATTCATATTTCCTGGTAAAGTAAGTCCTCCTGCCATTAATTGAGTTGAAATTTGTGCTAATGTATTTATTGCATTTGCATCGTCAATACCAGTTATAGATTGATTTGTTGTGGTAGATTCAAAATTATCAATGTTATTCTGAATACAATAAAAAAATAAAATTATTAATATAATTATAAAAATTATAATATAAATATCCATATTATAATAACTTTTAAAATATTTTTATTTAATCAATAAAATCAACATCTTCTGACTTAATCTTACCACAACTTTTCTTTTCCTCAGGAACATGAGTTGTTGTAATATCTTCTTCAAAAACTATTTCATTTTCATTTACTTCATAATATTTAATTTGAAATCCATTTGTACGATAATATTTCCTTCTAACATAACTCTGTCTAACAAAAGATTCAAGGTCATCAGTGATATCAATCACTAATGGTCTCACTGGACTGTTTGGGTCTCTGGTAATTCTTCCAATTGTTTGTTCAATCTCCCTTCTAGGTAAGGCCATTACCAAAGTATTTAATCCTTTAATATCTAAACCTTCTGATGCCATTTGAAATGTTCCAAAAATAACTTGACAATTTGCAGATTCATCTAATTTGCTTTGTTTCATTCCTCCAACATAAAAACCACTGGTGGCTATTTCTCTTTCATCCAATCTTTTCTTTAATAATTCTAAATGTTCTTTTCGTTCACTTAATACAATAACTTTTCTATGTTCCTCTAACAATATTTCTTCAACAATATCAATAATAAATTTATTTCTCCTTCCTATAGTTACTATATTAGTTATAGTTCCAGGACGATTTACATCCATCCCACCTCTCATTTTCTTTTCAACAAATTTATCGTGCACTATTTTATATTTATAAATCTTGGTTAGCACCGTTGTATTTTCTTCTAATTCATTTTTAAACATAATTGGACCAAAGTACCAATATAATACCTTATCTAATTTATCACTTCTTTTAGGAGTTGCAGATAAAGCTAATGTTTTCTTAGCAGCAATCAATGGTAAAGCTCTGGAAAAATATTTAGATGGTGCGTGGTGAGCTTCGTCGAAAATAACTAATCCAAAGTCTCTAAATATATCAGGGTCATATTTTTCTTTAGCAATTGATTGAATCATTCCTATAACAATATCTTTTCCATCAACATCCATAACATCTCTTTGAATAATTCCAACTTTAGCATCAGTGAATTGTTCGATTCTTTCTTTCCATTGATTTAAGAGAAAACCTTTATGGACTATAATAAGGGTTTTCACTTTGAAATATCCAGAAATGAATAAGGAGAGCACCGTTTTTCCGCCCCCGCAGCCAAGACAGATGAGACCTCCGTCATTCTTTTCCATATACGGCAAAACCACATCAGTAATTTTAGTTTGTTCCTCTCTAAGACTACCTTTAAAGGTCACATTAATTGGTTCTCCTTTTAATTCTTTATTTTCATCTGGTTTTCCAAACTTTTGTAAACCAAAGTATTTAGGAATAATTAAATAGTCTTCTGTTTCTCTAAAAACCTTGAAAGCTAAATTTTCTTCTTCTTTCTTTTTACCATAACTCACACCAAATTTCAATGGCTCAACTGTTAATTCGTTTCTAATATTATTAATTTCTGTTGGTGAAAATAATTTTTTAGTTAATAAATAACCATCTTTTGATAATATAGTTTTATGTTGCATTTGTTTTATTATTATATAATAAAACAAATAAATCTTTAAATTCTAATTTATTAAAAACATTTAAATTTTTTTATAATGTAATATATATTAATGGAACTATCCAATTTATCTGAAGAATTTAATAGAAAAGTTAATTCAGCAATGTCTATTGTTGATAATAATAAAATAGCTAGCACTATATTATGTTTATTTTTAGTATTATATGCTTCTTTAGCTGCTCCTAAATTACCTAAATCAGTTACAGCAATATTTAAAAACTTTTGGTTTAAATTGATTTTTATGTTTTTAATTGCATATATGGCAACTCACAATCCTGCTGTTGCAATTATATCAGCAGTAGCTTTATTAATTACTTTACAAACTTTACACAGTCAAGATACTGCAGAACAAGTTATCAACACTGTTGAAAATAGAGTAAAGGAAAACTTTCAAAATTTTGCATCAGCAAGAGAAGATAATTCAGAAGTTGAACCTGCAATGTCTACAAGTGATTATGACCAAATTGCTGGTTATGCACCTTATGAAAGTGATAGCGCAATTGAAGCAAAAAAATTAAATTTACCAGAACCTAATGTAACAATGCCTATGACAATGCCTATGATAATGCCTAAGACTAAAACTATGACTATGCCTGTACCTATGCCTATGACTAAAACTATGACTAAAACTATGACTATGCCTGTACCTATGCCTATGCCTAAAACTATGACTATGACTCCTAAAGTAGATGATGCAGATGATGCAGATGACACAGATGATGTGACTGACACAAATAAAGCACCAACAGTTCAACAACCTATTAATATTTCAACTGAAGATATAAATCCAAATTTGCTTAATACATTAACTGAGCAAATTAATCAATTAATTAATAGTGAAATGAATCTAACTACTTCTGAAGAATCTGAAAAATCTGAAAAGTCTGATTCTGATGATTCTGATGATAAAGATGATTCTGATAAAGATGACTTTACAAATGCCACTTGCAATTCTTGTAGTATTTTAAAAGAAAACTTTCAAGACAGTAATTATATTACCGGTACTTGCGCTGACACTTTTGAAAGTTTACCTGGATATGAATTTGGAGATTATTCTTCCTTATAAATTTATTTTCTAATCTAATTATATGATGAATAAAAAAGAATGGGAAAAAATTTATAAAGAAAAATGTACTAATTTTAATCAATTACCTAGTGTATTACCTCCTGTTAAAAGAATTATTGTAATTGGTGATTTACACGGAGATTGGGAAATGACAATAAAATCATTAAAAATAGGTAAAGTTATTGATTCTAATAATAAATGGATTGGTGGCGAAACTATTGTTGTTCAAGTTGGCGACCAAATAGATAGATGTAGATTTTCAGGAGTAGCTTGTCATTTACCTACTGCTACTAAAAATGATGAGGCTAGTGATATGAAAATATTAAATTTTTTTACTTCTTTACATCAAGAAGCTCAAAAAGTTGGTGGTGCAGTATACTCAATTATTGGTAATCATGAATTAATGAATGTTAAAGGAGATATGAGATATGTATCTCATGATAATGTTAGAGAGTTTGATAATTATGAAACAAATGAAGGAGAGATTATTAAAGATGGTATGGAAGCAAGAAAATGGGCTTTCACACCAGGTAATCCAATTGCTAATTTTTTGGGATGCACTAGACAATTATCACTAATTATTGGTTCTAATTTATTTGTTCACGCTGGAATAATACCTAAAATTGCTAAAAAATATGGTGTTCAAGATATGAATCAAATTTTATCTTTATATTTATGGGATAAGTTAAATAATAATGTCGACTATGATGATTTATTAGATTCATCTGATTATTCTCCTTTATGGAATAGAGTTTTCGGTAGTAAAACAAAAAGTTCTCAAACTTGTGATTCTTTAATGTCTCCTTTAAAAGAAATTTATAAAGTTGATAGAATGTTTATTGGACACAATCCCCAAACTGAATCTGGAATTACAAATACTTGTAATGGGCGTGTTTGGTTAACTGATTATGGTGCATCTAATGCATTTAATGAATTTGATACTTTTTATTTGGAAAATAATACAAGGTCTGAAGTTAGAGAAGCACAAGTCTTAGAAATTTTAGACGATGGTAAAAAAATTAACATATTGAAATAAATAATTAATTATTATTAATTATTTAAAAAAAATACTTTAATTCAAGAATTTTTTGTATTTATCCATATCGGATTTGAACAAGTCATAGGCTTGTTTAGATACTTCTACAGAAGGAATAGTGGGTTTTCCATCAGCACCCATGTGTTTTTCTTTGATTTCCTTTTGTACAGCTGCAGCTACTTTACCAGGAGAGGGGCCATTAGGTACATTTAAATCTTTAGCAATTTTAGATTTTAAATCCAAAAATGCTTGAAATCCGTCATTAGCACCACCTTTCATTTTTCTGGATTTCTTAGATTTCTTAGAAGCCTTTTTGCTGGATTTTTTAGCTCCTCCAGACATCTTTTTGCAAATTTTGCTCATCTTTTTGCTCATCTTTTTGCTATTCTTTTTGCACATTTTACTCATTTTTTTGCTCATCTTTTTGGAAGCCTTTTTACTGGCTTTTTTAGAACCTCTCTTTTTAGCACCACCAGTCATTTTCTTACTGGATTTCTTGGAACGTCTTTTGGAAGCCTTTTTAGAAGCCTTTTTAGAAGCCTTTTTAGAAGCCTTTTTAGAAGCTCTCTTGGAAGATCTCTTTTTAGCACCACCAGTCATTTTCTTGGAACGTCTTTTAGAGGCCTTTTTGGAGCCCTTTTTGGAGGCTTTTTTAGAGGCTTTTTTAGAAGCTCTCTTTTTACCACCACCGGTCATTTTTTTAGAGGATTTCTTGGAACGTCTTTTAGAAGCTTTTTTAGAGCCTTTTTTAGAGGCTTTCTTGGAGGCTTTTTTGGAAGCTCTCTTTTTACCTCCTCCGGTCATTTTCTTAGAGGATTTCTTGGAACGTTTTTTAGAGGCTTTTTTAGAGGCTTTTTTAGAGGCCTTTTTAGAAGCTCTTTTACTGGATCTCTTTTTACCACCACCAGTCATTTTCTTGGAACGTCTTTTAGAAGCTTTTTTAGATTTTTTAGAGGATTTTTTGGAGGCTCTTCTTTTAGCTCCGCCATCTTGAGATATAGGCATCATAGGAAGACTATCTTCGGGTTTACCAAACATTAATTTACTTTATAAAATAATTTTTATAATTTTATTATAATATTTTTATAATAAAATAATTTATACATTAAATTTTTTACATTGCAGAAGTTAAAGACATAGAGGTAGTAGAAAGAGGATTACTAGAACCTCCTACCATTTGAACAGATGTTTCAGATAATAATTCCGCCCCTCCCATTTGAATAGATGTATCAGATAATAATCCATTACCACCACCCATTTGAACAGATGTATCAGATAATAATCCATTACCACCACCCATTTGAACAGATGTTTCATTATTAGAGGAATTTGAAGTAGCAGATAAGACTTCATTTTTAGATAAGAATAAACTAGAATAATTATCACTAGAAGTTACAGAAATATCTAAACCACCACCTGATTGCATCATATTTTTAAGTCTGTTTTCAATTTTATCAGTATCAGTAGTATTCAAATTAGATTCAGTAGTTAACATTGATAATAAGTTATTAATATCACTACTGTCATTTGAACCAACATTGCCACCACCTCCTTGTTTTAAAAATATAGAAGACATATTTTTATTATTTTTGTAATTAGGTAAATTTAAATCACTAGTAAGTTCATTATAGATTGTTGTAGTAAATGAATTGGACATATATATATATTTAGAAAAGAAATAAAAAGTTTTATAATATTTTTTCTGATTAATATTAATAATAAATGTATATTAATAAAATAGATGAATTATTTGATAATATATTAAACAAATTAGATGATTATTTAATTAAACATAAAACATTCCAAGCATTTAGTAAGGATACCAATTTTGTAAAATATCAAAATCAAATTTTAGAAACACTAAAAGATTTTATTGATAAAAATGTATCAAAGAAATTTATTCTTGATTTATTAAAAAATGAATCATACTATGAATATGTTTTTGGTATCATTAAAAGATATTGTGCGTTTTATATTTATCTAGGTATTGCTTATCATTACAAAGGTGGTAGAGATTTATTTATAACCAACATAATTGAATCAAGTAAAAATCAAAAAGATTCTATCTTTTCTATTCCTAATTTTTATAATTCTGAAAATAATTCAAAAATGATTACATTCTTTAATGATATTAAACATATAGAATCATTAATTGAAACTGGTAAAAGTATGGATAAGATTAAAATATTAATTGCAAATAATCCATTAAAGTTTGATTCAACTTTAAAATTATTTAATGATTTAGGTGAAGATTACATTATAGAAAACTTTATTAAAAAAGATAACTTTCATAATATTATCAAAACATTAATCTTTAGACAAATCTATTTGAAAGAAGAAAAGAATGAGATTATTACTTTATTAAATCAAGAAGAAAAAGAAGCTGGTGAATATATTTATATAGAGATTATAAAATCGAATGAAAAGAAATTAATTGACTTTAGTTTAATTCAAAAGTTTTTATCTCTTCAAGAATTAAAATCTGGTTTAGCTGAAGAAATATATGATTTTTTATTAGAAATGAGAGAGAATAAAGAATTTATTATAAGAGAGAACAAAGATTTTATTAATTTCTTATTTTCAAAAGAAGTATTGATTCCTATTAATGAAGACTTTTTAAGATTTAATGATAATAATGAAAAATATGATACCGAATCAATAGTAAGCGACAGTTTAAAAGAAAGAGACGCTACTAAAATGAAATATATAATGAGCAAACTAAATAATATAAGAAATCTTTATGCACCCATTATGGAAAAGAATTTAAAATTAAAACTAGAAGCTGAGAAATTATTCAATTTATCTTATGAACCTAGAAAAGCATTAATTTATAATGATAATGAAGAAATTAAAATAATTCAAAAGTTAAAATCATCTGATAACGCTGGAGATAAAGATTTATTAATTGATTTGGAAAATATTAGAAAGTATCCTTTTGTTAACTTTAGAAACTTTTCTAAAGATGGTATTAAATTAAGAACTAAAAGAACTATTGAATCAATTCGTTATATTAGTTTAAAAAAGAAAAAGAAAGAACCATTAGACATTCGTGTTGGTCACGATAATTTAGACCTAGCAGTGGTTGGTGTTGCTTGGAATCCTACTAAAAAACCATTGGATTCTTATACAGTTGACGATTTGATTAATGTAAACACTTTAAGTAAAGATAAAAATAATTTTAATAATTTTGTTAAAGCACTACATCGTAAGAATGAAAAATTATATTATTGGTTATTTGATATAAATTTAGATAAGATTAAAACAACTACTTATGAAGATACTAATTCATTAAAAACAATGATATCTCAAATTTATAATAATTATATTGATTTAATTAAAAATAAATATGAAGACTATATTAAGACTTTAGATGAGATTACTATTTGGGATTCTGATAACTTGTTAAAGGCTTATTCAAAAGTTTATTTTGATTTTAACTTAAATCCAGAAATAAGAAACTTTTTGATTGAAAAAACACTCAGTAAATTAAAAGAACTAGAAATTACAGTAGATGAAGTAGATGAAATGATTCCTGGAAAAAGAGCAGAAATGATTAAATTACCAACATATAAATATGACACAAAAGAAAAGAATATTATTAAAATAAATTTTGAAAAAGAAGAAGAAATAGAATTAGAAAAGATTAGAAATGAACCAATTTGTTTACATTATTTAAAATGGAGAAATGTAAATAGATTAGCCAAGATTAAAACTGATGAATTTTCTCAAGCAGTAGTAGATTTTGGAAAACAATATATTAAATTAAATAAAAATGGTGATTATGTTTGTAAGAGTTGTAATGAAGAGTTATCTATTAAAAAGTTTATTTATGAAGGAACATATGTAGAAGAATTAGATACATTTATGACTACTAATATTGCAATTAATCAAAGATTAGAAGAAATTCCAAAATATTCTGGATTTTTAAGAATTATTAGAAATTTAGAAAAGAATGTAGAAAAGATAGCTTACGCTGGGGATTTAATAACATTTATTGGAACAAGTCCAACCATTCGATTAAAAAGAAAATTAATAATAAAAGATGTACTTGATTTAATCTTATTGCATACTGAATATTTAAGAAAGCATGCAAAGAATAGACCAGATTACGGCATTAATAAAGATTATACTAACTTGTTCTTTTTTGAATTGAAAGATGAAATTTTCTTAACTAGTTCAACTGATACTGACTATTATAAATTAATTAAATACAATAATGTTGTTACTTATTTATTATTTTTTATTGTTTTGGATATTAATCCTGGGCAAATATTAAATTTAAAAGAAGATAAATTTTGTAACTTCTTTATTTTTGATAAAGTAGGTAAAACATTATTCAAAGACATTTATTTAAGAATCAATCAAAAGGATAAAATTTTAATTGAAAAGATTCCTTTGTTATGTTATGTAATTTATTATTTTTCTTCTATATTTATTAATAGTAGAATTTGGTTATGGAATGATAATGTAGAAGGAAGAAGTAAAGACGAATTAGCTAAATTAAGACAAACAGCAAAAATTAATACTCAAAAAACAATTATTTGTACTTTGATAGATTTAATGAATTCTTTAGGAGATGCTAATTTTGATGTAGATTCTAAAAATTTCTTGTATGAATTCATTAATAATAAATTTAGTCAAAAGGTCAAGATAAATTTTAATGATGCAGTCTTATTAAAAAGAATAGAAGAAAAATCTGCAAAGAAAGTTAATTACGACCAAACAACCAAAAAAATTACTTACGCGGGTAGTAAAGATATTTTGATTAATATAGAAGAATCTAAAAAATTAGATATTACTAATTTATCTAAACACAAAGATAGTTGTGAATCAACTTTATCTGAAATGGATAATATTGAAAATTTAAAACCAGTTTCTAATTTAGATTTATTAACTAATTGTCCAGATGGTAAATTTCACAAGTGGAAATTTGATAATAATGATATGGTATGTACTTTATGTAATCAATCTTATAATGAATTAGTAAAATTATATCAAAGGTCAACATCTCCTGAAAATGAAAATAAAATGTATTTACATAAACTAAAGATATTGAATTTAGAAAAACTAGCAAAGAAATATTGTATCTCAGGAGAATTTCACGAGTTAAACTCAGAAGGTAAATGTAAGTTGTGTGGAAAAGATCCAAATATTGCAAAGTTCAGTGATAAAGATTTAGAAAAAATGGAAAAGAATTTAGAAGAATTATCTTATGAAACTAATTTAGAATCAATTAAACAAATGAAAATAAATTTAGAAAAAATAGAAGCAGAAAAAAATAAAGTTAAATCTATTGTTGAAATTTTTAATAAAGCTTATGAAAGTGAAACCAATAATAAAGTTTATTCATATGTATCTGATTTTACAGATAGATTATCAAAAATATTAGGAAACAAAATAAAAATCAACAATGAAGTTATTTATTTAAAAGACAATGTCTATATTTTAGATCATGATTATTTTGGAAATGCTAGAAAAGAAGTAGTATATATTTTATCTAGTGAGAATAAAATAGAAACTTATAAAAATCATCCTAATTACAAAAAGGATGTAATTTATTACAAAGATAAATCACATAATGTATATGTTTATTATGATCTAATAACTTTTCAATATTTAGGCTATTCTGAAAATAATAAGGAATTTAAGAAAACCAAATCTAATTCCTCTTTAAAAATGACTTTATCTATTAGAGATTCTTTAATGCTATTAGGTAATGAAAATAAATACATTAATTTATTTCATTTAATTACTGATGAAAATCTATTTACAGATTCTTATTATATAGTCAGTAATTATTTAAGAACTAGAATCTTAAATTTAAATCAAATCATATCTAGAACTAATTCTATTGTAAATAATATAAATCATAATGGTAGATTTAACAGTCTTTATGGTTCAGAAGAAAAGAGTTTAATTGATGAATTTACTAAAAAAATAAAGAATTTTAATATTGATGATGTATTTAAAAATTTAAATGTTATTTTAAATAATCTAGATTTGAAACCAATTCCTGATAATATTAAAATAGAAACAAATCAAAATTATTTTGATTGCAGTAATATGAATTATTTAAATAATTCAGATTGTAGGTTAATTTACTTTTTGGTATCTGGATTTAATAAATTATTAGATAATAATAAACAAATTAGTATTCAATCTGAATTGTCTTATTTAATAATTAAGTTAATTAAATTTTCTTTCAATCAATACTTTAGACCTTATTCTGATTCTAACATTAGAAAGTTTGACCATATTTTAATCAATGAAGTTCCTTATAAAGATGATAGTTTGAAAGTAGTTGGATTTTATCAAGAATTATTAACTAATCAAGAAGTGGAAGATAAGAAAGATAAAGAAAAGGATGAAAATTATGATTCACAACAAGCTTTTGAATCATTAGATATTGATGATTATGACGTAGATGATGATTACGATGGTGCTATGGAAGCACTGGATAATCCAGGTGAGTAAATCAAATAATTTAAATCTATAATAATATAATTTAATGATTTTAAATAATATTATTCTGATTGTAGTTTTACTGTTATTGGCTAATTATTTATCAAAGGGTACAATAATTACTATAGTATTAAAATATTATGAAATAGTTAAAAACTATATCTTTCCATTCCCATTAAAAGAAGAAGAACCAACTTGTAATTTCAATTATAATAATGAACCAACAGAATTAACAGAAACTCAACCAGAATTTAATACAGAAACAGAGAATACTTTAAAATTAAATACATTAAACTTAAGTGATTCAGGTTCAATTTCTATTTCTGATATGAATTTTTCTACTCTAGTTTAATCGCATTCTTTACTATTTTCTCTCATAATCTTAAAAAATGAATCTGTTTTTAGAATTTCATCCGCAGTCAAGTATTCGTCATTTATATTTATTCTTCCTTTTTCATGAACATATTTTCCAGTTCTGTATTTTTCAGGAACAATTCTTTTGACAAAGTCTTTAACTTCATCAGGAACATAATGAACTGTTTTACCACTTTCTTCAGTTCCATCAAAAAAATCTGGAAAGAATCCTTTTCTAACTAATGTATTAAAAAAATAATGTATATCATAGTATCTGTTTTGTTGAGGTGATATATTACATCTTTCTTTACACCAATCTGATTCTACTTTAGAGTTATTTACAACTCCTGGAATACATGCAAAGTCAAAATCCCATAATTTAGCTTGAAAGCCAATGTTAGGAACAATATAACATTGATTATTAATTACATATTTATATTTATTTTTCGATTGGTCAATGATATTTATTAAAATATTATTTGCCTTCAAATCATTATGTCTAAAACTTGGGTATTTTGCATGAACAATTGCTAATACCGATAATATTTGAAAGAATATAGTTCTCCAATGTCTTGTTTTAAATGTTTTAAAATTTTTCCTAATATAATCTAATAAGTCGCCACCATTTGCCCATTCTGATATTAATACAGAAACATTTTGATAATATTCTCCTTTTTCATATCTTTCTACAAATTGCTCAAACTTTTTATTATCTACAATATTGTTTTTTGTTAAAGATAAAAATGGTTTAATTGAAGTATTAAATGTTGTAATTGGTAAAACAATATGAGGTGTTTGTGAATTTCTTACAAATTGCGATAATAATTTAATCATCATCAATTCTGCATTTTCTGGTCTTTTTACATTGTACATATCTCCGTAATTTTCTTTCTTAGGATATGCTACGATTTTTACCGCATAAGAACTTCTTGGATCAGGTCTATCATCTGGTAAAGGAGGATAAACACCTTTAAAAGTATGACCTGTTGATCCACTTTTAATATATAATAATTTGCCTCCCAAATCTGAAATTGCTTTGCCAAAATCTATATATTTTTTAGGCATTAAGTCTCTAATATCTTCGGTTGATGAGTCGTTTGATGATGATTTGAAATCTATTATTGAATCAACCGTTTTGTCCTTTAATAATTTATTAATTTCATCTATTCTTTCGTGTATCAAATTAAAATTTTTCTTTTTCTCCATAATATATAATATATATTTAATTATAAATAAACTTTCTATATATATTTAGTTTAATTATATATATAATTATCACATAACCTATTTCTAAATTTATCTTCGTTTGATAATTCGTCTTGATACTTACAATATATATATTTTACTAAATCTATTTCTAAACTTGGTAATAATGGTATACCCATCCAATATTTATTTTTATTAATAAAATCTTGTTCAAAATCTAAAGGATATAAATGAGCCAAAGACGATTTAGGATTAGTCATTAAATTCCTTAGTTTAAGAGGTATCAAATAGTTAGATTGTTGGGGCAAAACACAAAGTAATTGCATAAAAGGTTTCAATGCTTTACCCTCTTCAAACTTGATACTATTAATATCAATCTCTGCTAAATATTTTTTCACGTCTGACAAAAAAGGAGGATGTTCATATGGAAAATACCAATCCCAAGAAGGACATTTATCAAAATAATAATGAGTTACCCACTTAATTCCAATCATATAATTTTCAACCATTTTCTTTACAAAGGTATTCATACTTTCTTCAGTAGTGCAACCAAAATAATAATTATAATATCTTTTTTTCCATTCATCTGGTTTATCTGAACCTAATTGAATAGGGTCATCAACTTTAAATTGTAGGTTTTCAATTCGAAATATTTCTCTTTCATAATTATCACTTGAATCACATTTAGCATATCTTTTATGTTCACCAAATTGTGCTCTCAAAGAACCTTCTTCTTTTTCTGCTAAAATATCTATAATTTTTATTAAAAAATCATTATTTATTTTAACACCGTCAACTAAATATTCTTTCTTCTCTTCAAATATTTTTAGATAAGAACTAATTAAATCTTGAATACCATCTCGATGAATGTTTAAAGAAGGAAGATGAGGTAAAAAATCATTACCTAAGAAATAACAAAGAAATACAAAATCATTAATAACTCTATCATTATCTGATTTAAAAGTATTTTTAATACATTCTCTCATTATTTTAATAGATACATAATTTAATGTACCTTCAGGTTCATTTTTATTAATTTGATTAGCTTCTCTTAGTAAATAGATAGAATTACTATTCGTACTTAATGCTAAGAAAATTAAATCAGCATCTAATCCATATAAAACATATTTATATTCTTCCTTATTCTTTTGATTAGTTCTAATAAATTGTAATAGTTTATGTTCTCCTTCTGCAGGAGTATTGCAAGAAGAATAAATAATTTGTACTTTTTGTTCAGTAGACCAAGCAGTAATTTTATTATGTAGTTTCTCCATAAAAACAGTTCCTGGTGTAATTGCACTATTATTCCATCCATTAGAAACTTCTTTCCCGTGTTTCTTTTTAATTTTATCCCATAATTCTTTATCGTGAACAGATTTAAATCTTCTGCTTCGTTGTTGTTTAATTTTAGCAACGGGTGCAACACCGTCAATAGCAATAAATATACCTTTTTTCGGTTTAACGTAATTAGAAATTTCTTCGATATATTCTAATACTTTATTTATCATTTTATTCTCTAATTTATCTTGATTATCCATGTCTGGATTTTCTGCCAAAATTTTAAAACACATTGGATGGATTAAACAATTAGTATCTATTAAAAAATAGTCTATGTTGTTTAATTCATCGGTAATCTCTTTGTTATTTATCTTCTCTTTTACAAAAACAAATGATTTTTTTTTGTAATTTTTATGTAGCCATAAGAAAAAGCCTGGTACTCCCATATTAAAGTTATATTTATTAATGATAATTATAATTTAAAACAATTTTTTTACAATAAAAAAAATTGATATTTTTTTTTTATATATACATATTTTATATAATAATGAATTGTTCTTTGTGTAAATTAAAAGAAATTGTTATAAATTCCACGACTACACAAGTACGAAATGTTGCTCGCTGTCACAATGATAACTATTATTGTGAAGAGTGTTATGAAGCGATTGAATTTGCCGGTGATATGTCCACAACCTCTAAAAAAGATATTATAATTAAAGAAAAAGAAAATTTTACTCCTAAACCAGTTATAAAAGTAGCTCAAACTATTACAATTAGATGTCCTAGATGCAAAATTAGTTACACTGGAGATGCTTGTCCTGATTGTAAAACACCATCTCCTCTATCGAGGGTTAGAAAATGAGACCAGAGGGTTAGAAAATGAGACCAGAGGGGTAGAAAATGAGACCAGAGGGGTAGAAAATGAGACCAGGGGGTAGAAAATGAAATCTAGAGGGCGTAAATGATTAGTTATTTTATTACTTATATTATAAATGATTGATTGGGAATTATTTGATAAAAATCTTAAAGAAATAAAATATCCACATTTTTTAATTTTTAGATTTTTTAATAATATTCATTTAATTGATGATTATTATGCTGCTATTATTTTAAGATTTATAATGAAAAATAATATAGATATTTTTAAAAATGAACCATATTATTTTATTAGCGGTGATTTACCAGGAAAATATACTGATACATCTGAAATTTTAGAATCTTTTTATTTATTTTTTATTGACAGAACAAAAAAATTAAATTTAATAAAAAAATGGTATGGTGTTTATCATAATAAAACTTTCTGGAAAAAAAATGTAAATGATCAAATAAATTATTTACATAATCTTAGAAATGAAGTTAAATGTATTTTTGATAATTATAAATCTCCTTCTTCTTTTGTAGATAAAATGGGACCAATAATTAAATTAAATATTAATAATAGTAAATATTTAATTTTTGAATCAGCGATTGAAAGATTATCTAGAATGGTAAAATTATTTGGTAAAAAAGTTTTTAAATCATTAAAAATACCAATGCTAAGTATTGATGAATTTTTAGATTTAGAAGATGAAAATAAAATTAAATATACGTATTTAGTATATTCAAAAATACTTGAATTATTACAAGTTGTAATTAATATTTTTGAAGAATTTAATATGGCTGATTTAAAATTAAATAATTTATTAAATCCAAAATTTATAAATATAGAAGAAATAGAAATTGATGAAGTAGATGATATAAGTGAGTACTTTCTTTAAGCGAAGCGTTAAAAGCGAAGTGTTAAAAGAAACGATGCCTAACCAGTTGCAAAAACCATTCTTCCATAACCTTTTTCAACAATAAAAAAGTTATAACTTCTAGCCATAAATGTTAATGTTAATCCAAATTGAGATGGATTAAAAGTTGTGTCAAAATATTGTGCTAAAAAATTCTTATCTAATACAAAATTAAATAACTTACCTTTGAACATACTAAAGTTTGCAGTACCAGAAGGTTGATTTTCTTCTGGATATAATCCAAAATTATAACAATATACGCCATCTAATAATGAATTATTAAAATATTGATAAGATTGGAGAGGATTAAAAAACTTATAATCATAGATTGGTTTAATTATATCTTGATAATTTAATGTGATAGACCGGTTACTATAATAATCACTAGTAAAAAATTGTTTAAATTCAAAATCCGTTATATATGTTTTACCGTATTCAGTTAAACCATTAACCAATAATTTTGGTTGTGTTATCCAACTTAATTCTTTAACTGGTCTATCTATACTAAATTCACCACTTACTAATGCTTGATTTTCTATATCATACACATTTTCTTGAAATATTTCAACCACATATTCTAATTTAACAGAAGCAAATTTATTTCTTTCTACATCATCCAAATAAACTGATTCAGTAATTAAAGATATTTGTGGTTTTGGCACAGAACTATAATATTGTAAAAAGTTATTATTAGCACCAGGATTAATAACATTTTGGTCTTTAGTATAATTTTTTCTAAAGTTAATCCATTGTTTTAATTCCATAACTAATTGATTATTAATTTTTATTCCATATAGATTTAATATTTCAGTTAAATCATCATTTTTGTCTACACTTTCTAATGATGGATAATTTATTGCTAATAGACCATATGTAATATTAGTGCATTTATATGTAATTAAATTTGTTTCTGGGTCTAATGTAAAACTACTATAATTTAATGTTTTTTGTGTTACTTTATCATTAGGAACAGTTACAACTAAAAAATTATAATATTCTTGTTCTAAATCTTCAAAATATAATAAATTTTTAAGACTATTAATTTTTAAATTAATTGATACATTTGCATTTGCTAATGCAACTGTAGGTAATGCACATCCAATATCTTTACAAAACCAAAAGTTTAATGGTATTAATAAAGTTTGTCCTACTTTAGTAGTATTATCAAAATTACTTAAATTTCCAGTATTTCCAATCATAATATTATAATTATCTGTTTGTTCAGCAGGTAAATGATGTGTTTGGTAAATAATTGATTGTTCTAAACTATAACTTTCAATAGTTTGACCACCAATTTCAACTTCAAAATCATTAAAAAATATATGAGCTAAATTTTTATTCCAAGCAAAAGGAACATTTTTATTGTTTAAATTATTATATTGTTTTTTATAAAATATATAATTTGAATAATAATATTTTAAATTAGTAATTATATTGTTATAATAAACATTAATATTTGTTGTTAAATCATTTATATTTATTTCAGTAGCAGTATTATAAGGTGTATAATCATTAGCAACAATCATTAAATTTAATTGTAATATATAACCTGTTAAATTTATTTGACTAAATACACTATCTACAATTAAATTTTGTAAAGAATTCTTAGTAGCTTTATATTTTGAATTAAATTTTATTACATTTTGTTTTAAAAGGTTTAGGGTAATATTTATAGATTGTAAAAGTTGAGTTACATTTTGATATAATAAAATTTCAATAGAACAATAATTTTTTAAATTAGTATACAATGTAAACCATTTATTATATTGATTTTGAAGATTTTGTAATTGATTTTGTTTTAAATTAGTTACAGTTGCGCTTTCTGTAAAAGATAAAGTTGGAATTGTTATTTCTACGTAACATCTTGAAATTAAATCTGATATATTATTTAAAATAAAAGTTACTCGATTGTTATATTCAGGTTGTTGGTCTGGTGCAGTAGAAAGAAATTCAATCCCAAATATTGTATGTCTTCTATATATTTTCTTAAAGAAAGTAATTTGTGGGTTGAAAGTTAAATATCCATCTTGTTTACCAGATGATACTAGTTGAATTAATCCTCCAGTCATTTATAATTTAATAATATCTAGATTTTAAATTAATTTTTTTATAATTAATGCCCAAACTAAATAGCTTACTATATAAGCAATTAATTGAGACATATCTACTAAATCAATCGTTTGAAAAGTTATTAACATAGCTAATATTTCAGCAAAGAAAATTTTTAATATATCTAAAAATAAACTTTTATAAGTATTTAATTTTAATACAAAATCAGAAAATATATAATCAAAATTTACATAAAAAAATACAGTTATTATTGTTTGCACCAACCATAAACTAGAAGCTTTAAAAGATCCGTGTACTAAATAATTAGTTAATAAATGTGATATTGTAAAAATAACAAAATATTTAATTGCATCCATTTTCATTCTTTTTCTAAGATAATCTTTATCATCAACTTTAACATAATCATTTACAACTAAAATATAAATTATATAAGTAATTAAAATAGCAAAAGAAGTATATAACCATTCTTTATCATATAACTTTTCACCAGACAAATAATAATTAATTAAGTTTGATATAATCACTAAATTTGTTACAAAAAGTATATTTTTCTTTAAATCTTTAAATTTTGATGATATTGTCATTATTATATAGCTAGAAATAAAATTATTTAAAGTGAGTTTATTAAATATTTATATATTAGATTTAGTAATGATTAAACTATTTGATTTTAAATTTCTAATTTTGCTTACTTTAGCTGTAGTAATATATTTTATGTACAAAGATATGGATGAACAAAGAGATAGGATTCAAAAATTAGAGGATGCATATCGTGCACAATTGCATAATCAAAATCCAGAATCACCTAAACAACAACAAGTGGTATCTCAACCATTACCTCAACCTTTGCCTTTACCTCAAAAACAGTTAGTACCTCAACCTTTACCTAAACAACAGTTAGTACAACAATCTTTACCTAAACAACAACCTTTACCTAAACAACAAATTGAACTTAATAATTTAAAATTAGAATTACCTAATAAAATGGCTGTTAAAAAAGAATTTATTGCACCAGAACTACCAGTTTATTTAGAAAAAGATAAGGAAACAGATTTAGAAGAAAAAAATAATTTAGAAGAATTATCTGTATCTGAATCTGAAATTGAATCTGAAACTGAATCTGAATCTGAAGAAGAAGAATCATCTTCTACATATATAAGTAAAAAAAGTAAAAAAAGTGTTTTAGAAATTTATTCTAATGATAATTTAGAAGAAACTTTAATTGAAAATAAATTAAATGTAAATGCGAGTGAAGAATTAGAAGATGTATTAAATAATTTAGAAATTGAAATTAATAATGATATTTTACCTGTAAATAAATCTAAATATGATTCAAGTAATTTAACAAAATTAAAAGTAAGTGAACTTCAAGAATTAGCTAAAAATGAAGATATATCTTTAGATAAAAAAGTTAATGGTAGTAATAAAAAGAAAACAAAACAAGAATTAATTGATGAACTAATTACAAAATAATTTATGGTCTTTGTCCTAATCCTGCTAATACACTTGCAATTCTATCTATAGCCTCTCTTAATGTTTTAGGATTACTATTTAACCAATCGTTTGGATTAGATGGTATATATGTAGTACTACTACCGGGTTGTCCTGCTGGACCTTCTGGGCCTCTATCCCCTTTTAATCCGGCTGGACCACGAGGACCATTTTCTCCACGTGGTCCACGTGGTCCAGGAGGTCCATTACTAGGTCCTCGTGGTCCAACAGGTCCAGGAGGTCCAGTTGAACCAGTAAAACCTGTTGAACCTTCTATACCTGTTGCACCTATACCAGTGAAACCAGTAAATCCAGTAAAACCTGTTACACCAATTCTTCCAGTATGACCAGTAAAACCAGTAGTACCAGTAGAACCTGTTGCACCAGATGCTGAAACATTTCCTGGTGGACCAGTAAAACCAGTAAAACCAGTAGTACCAGTAGAACCAGTTGCGCCAGATGCTGAAACATCTCCGGGTGGACCAGTAAAACCAGTAAAACCAGTAGTACCAGTAGAACCAGTTGCGCCAGATGCTGAAACACTTCCTGGTGGACCAGTAAAACCAGTAAAACCTGTTGAACCTGTTGCACCAAAAGAACCTGTAGAACCTGTAGAACCTGTCATTGAAGCTTGACCAGGTGGACCCGTATTTCCAGTAGTTCCAGTAGATCCAGATGAACCAGTTACTCCAGTAAAACCAGTATTACCTGTCGTACCAGTTGGACCAATAATATATTCTAATTGTGTAAATTTAATTAATGATTTATTTGCTAAGATATTCCAATTACCTGAATAATTAGATACATTACATCTTACATAAAAATTATCTCCTGGTTGAATTGAAACTGTATGAGAAATACAATTACTAGTTGTATTTTCAAGAAAACGATTTATCCAAATAGAAGTAGTTGGTGGATTTGTAAAAAATTCAAAACTAACAAAACACCCAATATCTGTAGCTAATTGTATATCTATTATATAATTAAGTATATTAAGTGTGTTATTTGTTAATAGACCTGAAGTTAAATCAAAAACTCCTTTAAATTCTCCAACAGAATTAACTACGTCTTTTGTGTTAGGATTAAATATAAAACTAGCAGCATTTGATTTTGTAACATTTGTTGAATAATAAAATATTGATGTAGGAAGTGGTGCTAATGCACCGATAGTACCTGGAGGCCCTGTAAATCCTGTAAAGCCAGTAGCTCCTATTGTTCCAGTTGAACCAGTAAAACCAGTTCTGCCTGTTGAACCCGTTACCCCTGTATTTTCTGCACTTCCAGGAGGTCCAGTTGAACCAGTTACCCCTATAGTTCCTGTAAATCCTGTAGCTCCTGTAACTCCTGTAAATCCTGTAAATCCTGTAGTTCCTATTGGTCCTGTAGTTCCTGTAGCTCCTGTAAATCCTGTAGGTCCTATTGGTCCTGTTGAACCAGTAGAACCAGTTCTGCCTGTTGAACCCGTTACCCCTGTATTTTCTGTGCTTCCAGGAGGTCCAGTTGAACCAGTTACCCCTGTACTCCCTATAGTTCCTGTAAATCCTGTAAATCCTGTAAATCCTGTTGAACCAGTAAAACCAGTTCTCCCAGTTGAACCTGTTACCCCTGTATTTTCTGTACTTCCAGGAGGTCCAGTTGAACCAGTTACCCCTGTAGTTCCTATAGTTCCTGTAAATCCTGTAACTCCCGTAAATCCGGTAAATCCTGTTGAACCAGTAAAACCAGTTCTCCCAGTTGAACCTGTTACCCCTGTATTTTCTGTACTTCCCGGAGGTCCAGTTGAACCAGTTACCCCTGTAGTTCCTATAGTTCCTGTAAATCCTGTAACTCCCGTAAATCCGGTAAATCCTGTAGCTCCTGTAAATCCTGTAAAACCAGTTACCCCTGTAGCTCCTGTAAATCCGGTTAATCCTGTTGCCCCTGTCCATCCTGTTGAACCTGTAATATCAGTCATACTTATATATTAAGTTTAGATAAAATATTATATTTAAATTGAAATACTATCAATTGAAATAACCCAATTAGCTTGATTACTGTTAACTTTTAAAATTAAATCTAAATCATTTAGAGTCATTGATATAATTTTCCAATTAATTAAATCATCTGAATGTAAAGTATTTACAGTATAATTTACAACATTCAATTTACTATATCCTGAAAATAGAAAACTTGCAATATTATTATTTGTATTTCTTGAAATTATTTTACCTGTAAATGTAATATTTTCACCAATTGAATTAAGTATATTTTTAAAAAAAACATTTTGAGTACCAGTAATTATGATTTGTTGAACATATTTTTTTTCAAAAGAATTATAATTTATTATAGGTTGAGTAGTATTAACACTTTTAATGAAAGTTGATTGGTTAGTAGAATAATTATTTATTATTGTAGTGGGACTACTATTATTAGATAAATTACCAATATTTCTTACAGTGGTTGTTTTGGAACTCATAGTTGAGACAGGTAATACTTTTCCGTATTTTAGCATTATTAATAATATAATTTATTTTTTTTAAATTAAATTATACCATAATATAATATAAATGCAAGATGATATTATGGAAAAAAGATTTAATACACAATTACAGAAAAAATTTGCAATGATTGATAAAACAACATTATTATTAAAGGAACGAATGGAGAGTACTATTGAAAGAAAGACTGAATTAGATATGAAACCTAGAGCACCTATTATACCTAGAATTGACCCAATGACTTTACCTTATCGTCCTAAATTAATAATTCCTAAAGAAAAAATAGAAGAATTATTTAGTATGATTAATTTAATGGATTCCCAAGGATTAAAACAATATTCAGTAGTTAATAATATTACTTTGAATGTTGAAGACCCAATATCTGGAGATAATTTAATTCATAAGGTAATTACTTCTTCTAATCCATTAAAAAAAGAGTTTCATAGATTAAATATTGTTAAATTTTTAGTACAAAATAATGTTCATCCTGATAAACCAAATAAGGAAAATCAAACACCAATTCATTTAGCTTGTAAAGCTCAATATTCCACCATTGTTAATTATTTAATATCTTTAGATGTTGATTTAAATTTTCAAGATAATTATGGTTTTTCTTCTTTGCATTATGCATTACAAGGTAAAATAGAATTATATGAAGAACCTAAAGAAGTTAAAGACTTTATACAAAAACCTAAAAAGGTAGATTTTACAAAGAGAGAAGATTTAATAGCAATTAAACAAGAATTATGGGATATAATAAAAGATGACCCGTTCTTAGGTTTATTAAAACATACATTAGATTTATCTTTATTTAATGATTCTAAAATAGATAAATTAATTTTAGATTACAAGAAAAAATTAGTAGATTTAGCTATCGATGAAAAAGTAACTGATAGAAATAAAATTATTAAAGAACAATTTGAAATTATTAAAAAATCAATAACTGAACTAATTACAAAAAAATGGGGAGGGTTTAAAGATTTATCTGAATTAAATTTACATAAAGTTGAAGCTGATTCTTGGATTTCTAATCTTGGAGAAGAATTTAGTCCATTAACTGTTACGGATGTTAAAGAAGAAATTAAGAAAAAAATAGAAGAAACTAAAAATGAAATTACAACATTATGTCAAGAGTTTAATCAAGAAGTTTACGACCCTACACGACCACCTGGAAGTAAAACTGAAGAACACGTGTATCTAATTAATATTTTATATAATTTTTTGAATGACAGAACAGTAAGTAATAGTCTAATTATTTTAATAAGTGATAATAAAATTTTATCAAAATATTTTAGAGATATTTATCCATTTATTGCACTTACTGCTGAATTTTTAGATAGAGATTATAATGAAAAAAAAATTAAAGAAAAAGTAGAAAAGATTATTAGTTTATTAAATAAATACAATGGTTATATTTTTATATATTATTATGTTTTTCATCAAGAACATCTCTTAAAACTACCTAAATTTAATTATTATTTATTGCCTCCTATTGATAAAGAAAAAAGAGTTTTATTTTTTGATGAATCTGGAAAAAATTTATATTATAAAATTGGAACTCAATATAAATTACATAATCCAGAAATAATACCCGATGACACTTTACAATCACAACCAGAAAAAATTTTAAGTGCTACAGATTTAACACAAATTCAAAAATATACCATATTTAAAGATGGTGTAAGAAATCATCCATTGTTAATGAATGAGTTTTTAGATAAACTTTCTGAAGGAACTTATATAATACAACCTGAATCACTAATCTTGGCAAAAGATTCTAAATTACCACCTTCATTAACATCAATGTTAAGCGAATTATATCAATATAACTTGATGAAAATTATATTATTAGTTTTTGATAATATTAAAAATAATTTTAATCCTGCACAAGAGCTTAAAATTTATAAATTATTCAAAACCACCGAATCAGTTGATGATTCTCAAAAATACTTAGTTATAGGTAAATTAACACAAGAACTTGTAAATGATTTAGCTAAAAAATATATTGACTTTCAAACAAAAGTATTTATGGAAAAGATTATTAAAGATGACAATAGTTATTTAACTCAATTTACTGAAGCGATAGAAAAAATATATAATGGATTATACAATAATCCTAAGGATTATGGAATAAATTTAAAAGAAACCAGTGTTGACTTACAATTTGTAAATACTAAAATATTAGAGAAAAATAGAATATGTGCTTCTCCTGGAAAAGATGATATAAATGAATTTATCATTTATCCAGAAGAATATGCAAATTCCGATTTATTAAAATATAAATATGTCTTAAAAATTCATAATCAAATCTATATAAGATTATTAGAAAACAATGCTAGATTTCTTTTAGATTCAAATAGTCAAACTCCTATTTTTCCAATACTAAAATTTCATCACGATTCTATCCTTCCCAATCTACTTGAGTTTACCGATTCAGATTCTTATAGCTTTTTAAAGGATGAATTTAATAATCACTTATTTAAATTAACTAATGGAAATAAAGATGAGTTTAAAGAATGGATATGTAATTTTGTTTTATATCAAAAGGAAGAAGTGGTAAATTCAATATTAAGTAATGATAAATATGGAAATAATTTTCCTAATGATTTAGATGAATCATTTGAAAGAGTCTGTTATATAATGAATGAATATATTAGTGATAAAAATTTAAATTTATTAAATATTACAAACTTAAATTACGCTGGATTAAATACATATTTATCAAATAATAAAGAAAGAGAATTAATTACGGATGATATTCTAACATTTTATACAAACAGTAATGCAAATAGTGAAATTTATTTTAAATCAGGAAAGTATACTAATAATAATAAGGTATTAAGTTTTGTTAAAGATTTATTAATTGAAATGACACGTAAATATATTATTGCTTCTTATATTATTTTAATTAAAAAAATATTAAGAGCTAATTTTGATAATGATATAGTAAATGAACATATTAATGACAAAATACAAAATATTTTAAATATAGATATAGCACCTAAAATTGTAGAAAATGCTACTAATATTTTTGAAGATTCAAATAAAGAAAGCGAATTTAATTTAGTATCAATAAAAGAATTATTAGATGGTGTTCTTGGATTATTAACTGTTGATACTAATATTTTATTTAATGAAGATTCAACTGCTTATAAAAATATAAAAGAAGCAAATTCCTACTTTGATACATTTGTAAGCAAAACTGTATTAAACTGGAATGTAATTTGTGAGAATGTTTTAAAATTTAATATAAATCAAGGAAGGATAATTAGATGTCTTCATTCTCTAAGAGGCTAATATTTTAAGAAGCCAAATCCTTCATCGTCTGAAAAAACGTTGTGTTTTTAGAATTAATACCCGTATTTCTTGGGGTACTCACTGATTCAGTAATTCTAAGAGTAAAACTATGATTAATATTTCTAAAGTCTGGTAATGTTCCATCTGGATACATTATTTTAATTTGTAATTCTATTAAAGTTTGTAAAGGAAAATCAAATTCCAAAGGATAATTAATAAATGTATTATATAATACATCTCCTGGTTGTCCTGATAATAATATTTTAGCAAAAGCGATAGGAACACTTGAAATATTTTGTACTAATTCAAAATCATTAATATATAATAAATAATAATTATTATTACCACTAAAATTTAATATTTGACAAGAAGTATCTATATTTCCTACTGAATTTAATTGAGTATCATTTAGATATAAATTAAAATTAGAAATCTTTGTATTAAAAGGTGTAATTGCATTAACACTACCTACATTTTTAAATCCTAATACACTACCTACCGTATCATTATAATTAAACAAAAGAGAAAAGTCTGCATAAGTCTTAACAATCACAGCACCTCCACCGGTATCAGTTAGAGTTGTTCCTAAATCTTGACTAGTTGTAATTTGATTAATTGGAGCAAATAAAATTGTGTAACTATTATTTTCTTTATTAATTGAATAAACTGTTAGTGAAGTATTAATTAAACTTTTTGAAATTAATCCTATATCATCACTATTACTAATGGTAATTGTATCACCAACATTAACTAAATTACTTTGTTGTCTTATAATTAATATAAAATATTGTGTTCCATTTAATTCTATAATATCAATTTTTAAGGCATTTGGAATTGGTTCTGTTTTATATGCAGTAAATACTATTTCTTGAGTATAAGAATTCAAACTAATTGAAAAGTCATTATAAACTGGATTTTCAAGTGTAGATGTAATTCTGGGAACAGAATTCATTGCTGTTTGTAAATTAGAAATTAAATTAGTTGCATTATAATTACCTTCATTAATTGTAGTTGAATAAATATTGTTTCCATCGTCTAAATTTTTCCAATAGATACTATTATTTTTATTTATTCCTGAAGATTTAATTAAATAATCTATATATGTAAATTCAGTGCTAACTAATTCAATTCTAACTACATTATTAAAATTTTTCTTTAATTTAACAGTATAATTATTAGCATCTGGATAACCTTCAATAGTATTTATAATTTTCATAATTTGAACAGTATTACCACCTCCAGAACCTCCTGTATAAGTACTGTAATTAGATTCTATTGTAAAAGTATTTGAATCAATTACTTGACTGACTGATTGAGAACTTTGTAATCTTAAATAATTAATTGGAAAATCCGCATTAATACCATTTATTGGTGTTCCAAATAAATCTGTAAAAGTAATTTTGTAAAAGTCTGTAATTTCTAATATTTGGTCTGTTTTGGAAAAATAATTGAAAGGTAAACTAATTAATAAATAATTTGAATCCATTTGTGATGCAGATGTTACATTAAAGTAATTTAATATTGTAGTACTAAATGGGGTATTAGAATCAATAACCGATGGTAAATTAATTTCAAATGTTCCAATAATTGCATTAAGTGGTATATTGCCATAAAAATAAGTATTTTCTGTAGTATTTATTGCTGAAATATCTATTTTTAACTTATTGGATAAATTTAAATAATTCAAATTAATATTATGTTTTAATTTAATAAATAAATAAGAATTATTTTGAAACAAGTAAAAACCTCCGCTAAGAACATAAGAACTGGCTTGAACATTTTGAATAATTATATTATCATTTTGTAATAAATTATGACCCGGATAATTTATAGTTATCGTTGAAGAATTTTCAGTAAAAGTTAAAGGGTCTTGTGGTAAATAAACAACATTTGTTGAATAGATATTTTTAGGAATTTTATTTCTAAAACTACTATCAATATTTACTAAAGATATTTTATATTCTTCTTTTCTATAAAATTTTTCATAATCCTCTAATTTTTTGTCTTTAACCATTTTTTTATTATTTTCTTCGTTTACTTTATCAATATCAACTTCCATATAATAAATATATATTAATTATTTTTTATATAGAATTTAAGGACCGTTGCCACCGTTTAATGTTTTAAGTAAAGCAGCAATATGGTCTAATGCATCTTTAACATTTGTGGGTTGATTAGTCCAGCTAGATGAATCACTTGGAGAATAAGTTACAGTAGTAGCTTCTCCGGGTCCTTCGGGGCCTTGAGGGCCTTGAGGACCAGCAGGACCTTGAGAACCAGCAGGTCCTTGAGATCCAGAAGGTCCAGCAGAACCTTGAGAACCAGGAGGGCCAGCAGGACCTTGAGATCCTGCTGCTCCGACAGGGCCTTGAGGACCTATATGACCAACGGGACCAACGGGACCAATGGGACCAGCAGGACCAACGGGGCCAACGGGGCCAACGGGGCCAACGGGGCCAGTAGGACCGGGACTAGAATCATTAGTTGAAGGGACAACACAAGGCACAGGGACAACACGAGGCGCAGGGACAACACGAGGTGTTGGTTTTGAACGGACATTTCTATTATTAATAGGCATTACATTAGTATATAAAATAATTTTTATATTTTTTTATTTTTTAGTCTTAAAATACGCGTCACTCTAAATAAATCTGCATTTTAGTAAGGCTAAAAAAAAATTGATAAACTTAATTTAAAGAAGTAATTTTATAAGCATTCAATGTCAAAAAAAGTTCCTAAAACCGATGTCACCAAATATGATAAAAAAAGTCCAAGAGAACATATTCTTCTTAGACCAGATACCTATATTGGAGACATAGAACCAACAACCGAAAAAATGTGGATTTGGAAAGAATCAAAAATTGTAAAGGAAGATATTACTTATACTCCGGGTTTTTTAAAGATATTTGATGAAATTCTAGTGAATGCTCGTGATGCTTCTGTTAATGACAGTAGTTGTGATACAATTAAAGTAGAATACAATAAAGAAGAAGGTTACATCAGTGTTTTCAACAATGGTGATAAAGGTATTCCTATTGAAGAGCATCCTGAACATAAAGTATTAGTACCAAGTATGATTTTTGGAGAATTGCTAACTAGTTCTAATTATGATGATGATGAGAAAAGAACGACAGGGGGTCGAAATGGATACGGGAGCAAACTTGTTTCGGTATTTTCTAAAAAATTTACTGTAGAAATTGTAGATGCTAAAAGGAAAAAAAAATTTATACAAGTTTGGAAAGATAATATGAGTATTGCAGAACCTGCTAAAGTTACTGAGGTGAAAGCAGCTAATCCAAAGTCTTATGTTAAGGTTACATTTGTTCCTGACTTGGAAAAGTTTAAAGTTGATAATCTAGATAATGACCATTATAATTTATTCTATCGTAGAACTATAGATTTAGCTGGTGTTACTGAAGGCAAACTTAAGGTATCTTTCAATGATGAAAAGATAGACGCCAACACTTTTAAAAGTTATATAGATTTATATTACCCTGGAGAAGAAATATTTTATGATATTGATAAGAGATGGGGTGTAGGATGTCTTTATAAACCAGATGCAGGAGGAGAAGTAATTTCTTTTGTAAATGGTATTTCAACTTATAAAGGAGGCACTCACTGTAATCACGTAATTGATAATATTCTTAAAGTTGTTATTAATGACCATATTAAAAAGAAGGATAAAGATATTAAAGTTACTCCCGCTTTACTCAAGGAAAACTTGATATTTTTTATTAATGCGACTATTGAAAATCCTGCTTTTGCTTCTCAAACTAAAGATACTCTAACAACTAAAACTGAAAAGTTTGGTTCCAAATATGAACCAACTCAAGTATTTTTAAAGAAGATTGCAAAGTGTGGTATTGTAGAACAAATTATTCAATTGATGAAATTTAAAGAAAGTACTAATCTTAAAAAGACTGATGGAAAGAAACAAGTTAAAATTAGTGGTATTCCTAAATTAGATGATGCTAATAAAGCTGGTACTAAAGACTCTTCTAAATGTTGTTTGATATTGACAGAAGGAGATTCAGCTAAAGCTTTTGCAATGGCTGGATTGGGTTTAATTGGTAGAGATTACTTTGGTGTTTTCCCATTGAAAGGTAAACTACTAAATGTTAGAGAAGCTACTACCAAGCAATTATCCGATAATGAAGAAATTAACAACTTGAAACAAATTATTGGATTAAAACATGGAGTTAATTATGCAGATGAAGCCAACTTTAACCAATTAAGATATGGTAGAATATTAATATTAACTGATCAAGATGTAGATGGAAGTCATATTAAAGGTTTGTTAATGAATTTTATACATTGTGTCTGGCCTTCTCTAATCAAGAAAACTGGTTTTATTACTTCTCTATCTACACCAATTGTGAAAGCTACTAAAGGAAAGGATGTACTAATATTTTATAATTTATCTGAATATGACAAATGGAAAGAGACACCTGAAAGCAATGGATATAAAACCAAGTATTACAAGGGTCTAGGTACTTCAACTTCGGATGAAGCTAAAGAATATTTTGTTGGTTTGGAGGATAAGTTGATTAAGTATTTTTGGGTTGTTCAAACTAAAGATGCAGAAGAAAAAGACTTGGATGAAGATGCCATCACCTTAGCATTTGATAAAACTCGAGCAGATGATAGAAAGGCTTGGTTAATGAATTATAATAAAAATGCTATCTTAAAATATGAAGATAAGAAAATCTCTTATCGCGACTTTATTAATTTGGACTTGAAACATTTTTCAAATGATGATAATAGTCGTTCTATTCCTTCTCTCATTGATGGATTTAAACCATCACAAAGAAAGATTTTATATGGTGCTGCATTGAGAGGACTAGATAAAGATGAAGTCAAGGTTGCACAATTAGCAGGTTTTGTTTCCGATAAAGCTGCTTATCACCACGGTGAAGCTTCTTTAATGGGAGCAATTATTGGAATGGCTCAAGATTATGTTGGTGCAAATAATATTAATGTTTTAAAACCTAATGGCCAATTTGGGTGTGTAGATCCAGAAACTAATGTATTATTATGGGATTCAACAATTAAAAAAGCAAAAGATGTAATTGTAGGAGATAAATTAATTGGAGATGATGGTTCACCACGAATTGTCTCTAAAACTATTAAAGGTGTTGATACAATGTATAAAATTAAAAATGGAAATATGGATGATTATATTGTTAATAGTAATCATATATTAACTTGTCAACTATCGGGACATAAATCAATATATTGGAAGGAATCAAATAAAACATGGAAAATGCTTTATTATGATGCACAAAATAAAACCTTTAAAGAAAAGTCAATTTCAACAAATGAATTAATCGGAAATCATTTTAATAAATCAACATTAAGTAAACAAGAAGCTTATGATAAAATGATAGAATTTAGTAGAACAATTCAAGATTCTCCAATATTTGATATCAATTTACAAAATTATCTTAAATTACCAAAATATATTAAACATAGTATTAAAGGTTTATTGAATAGTTCAGTTATCCAATGGGAAGAACAAATGGTTGATATTGATCCATATATATTAGGAGCATGGTTGGGTGATGGAATGAGTGATTGTCATGCGTTTGCTTCAATTGATCACGAAATAATAAAATCATGGGCTATTTGGTTAGATAGTATTGGTTGTGAAACAGTGCATTGTTCAAATACTAATGAACATGAAAGTTGTACATATTATATTAGAAGACGTGGATCAGGTAAAGATAACACTGTATTTCCAATTGGAGATAAAAATAATTCTCATGAAACATGCAAAGGATGTAAAACTTCAAAAATTATTACAACTGCTTGTGATTGGACATTTGAGAAAAAAGAATCTGAATTTAAATGCAATGGAATTAATATTAATAATAATGAAGCAGTAAACCTAAACCCATTCAAGCAAATTATGAAAGCTAATAAATTATACAAAAATAAACATGTTCCAATAAATTATATTTTAAATTCTAAAGAAAATAGATTACAATTATTAGCCGGAATGATTGATACAGATGGATGTCTTAGAACACAAAAAAATGTTCATAGTTATAGCATAGCTCAAAATGTTAAAAGAAAACATATGTTAGAATCATTTAGAATTATAGCTGGGTCACTTGGTTATAGAGCTAAAATTTTAGAATGTAAGAATAATATGTTAGAACTCAGAATAACTGGATTAAATTTGCATGAAATTCCTGTTAGAATTGAACGGAAAAAAATTAAAGATAATATTATCAAACAAAATCCTATGATACATAAAATAGAAGTAGAAAAAATAGACAAAGGTAATTTTTGTGGTTGGCATATTGATTCAAATGAACGATTCTTATTAGCTGATTTTACAATTACTCATAATACGAGATTGAAAGGGGGGAAGGACGCAGCTTCTCCCCGTTATATTTGGACTATGTTTGAAGCACTTACATCTAAAATATTTATGAGTATTGATGACCCTATTTTAGAAAAACAAGATGATGATGGATTACCAATTGAACCAGTTAATTATGCCCCTATTATACCTATGTTGTTAGTGAATGGTGCAAAGGGAATTGGTACTGGATTCTCAACTACAATTCCTCAATTTAATCCCAAAGATATTATAACTAATATTAAAAACAAACTTACCAAGAAATCATATATGAAAATGCATCCTTGGTATAAAGGATTTGAAGGAGAAGTCAGACCTAAAGATGATAACAGTTATGAAATTTATGGTAAATGGGAAATTAAAGGTGATAAACTAATGATTACTGAACTCCCAGTGGGAGAATGGTCTTCTGATTATAAAGAGTTTTTGGAAAAGCTATTAGAAGATGAACCTGAAAAGAAGGATGCTAAAAAGAAGGTTGAGAAGAAAAAGAATCCATTCTTGGGATATAGTGATAATAACACTGATAAGAAAGTAAATTTTACATTGGACTTTGAACCCGGTTACCTAGGTAAACAGAAAGACCTAGAATCTACTTATCACTTGGTTAGAAAGGTCGCAATTACCAATATGCACCTCTATAATAAAAATGGTGCAATTCAAAAGTATGACACAATTGAACAAATTATGGATGAATATTTTGATGTCAGATTGGACTTGTATCAAAAGAGAAAGGATTACTTGTTAAATGAACTTGAAAATCAATTAAAGTTGATTAGTTGGAAGGTTAAATTTATATTGTTAATTGTAGAAAAGAAACTAGAAATTAATAATAAAAAGAAGGTAGAAATTGAAGCTGAACTACTAACTAAAAAGTTTCCTAAAATTGATAATAGTTATAACTATCTTTTGACAATGCCTATTTATAACTTGACCAATGAAAAGATTGAAGAGTTAAAGAAACAAAAAAATGAGAAGGAAACTGAATTTAATTCATTGGTTGAAAAGACTCCTGAAAAATTATGGCTAACTGATTTAGAGAATTTGGAAGAATCATATGACAAATGGTATTTGCTTACTAATAAAAAGCCTTCTGAGACTAAAGTTAAAAAAACTAAATAAAGAGAATTTTTATTTATTAAATAATTATGAGTAAGAAAACTGTATCTATTGTAACTATCTCTCAGTTAAAAAGATTTGATTGTTTAAAGATTTTGGAAGAATTAATAAAGGCACAAACTTATACTGATATTATTGAATGGGTTATTATGGAAGGTAGTCCTGATTATGCCTCAGCTGAAATGAATAGAAATAATATTAAAACATTAACCTATCCAAATATTGTTTATTTAGAATACCAAGAAAATAAAAAGTTGGGTGAATTAAGAAATATCGCTAATAAAGCTTGTAAAGGATATATTACAGTATGTATGGATGATGATGATTACTATCCTCCCACTAGAGTCTCTCACGCTGTTGAAAGACTAACTTCTTCTAAAGCAATGATTGCTGGATGTTCTGGCTTATATGTTTTTGATTATTTTTTAGATAAACTTTTTAAATTTAATCAATTTGGACCTAATCATTCAACTAACAATTGTATGGCGTGGAGAAAAGATTATATATTAAACAACCAACATGATAATAGTAAAAACAATGCAGAAGAATCTAGTTTCACTAAAAATTTTAAAGAACCTATGGTTCAATTGGAAGCAGAACACACAATTATTTGCGCCAGTCACGATCAAAATACATTTAATAAAAGAGAATTATTGGTAGGAGGGGTAAATAAAATTAATCCTACTTTAAATGAAGTGAATGCAGATTTTTTTAAGAATGGTTCTTATTATGAAAGATACAAAAAACTTTTTGTAAAAGAATATGAATCAAAATATGATATTGCTTATTTAGCTGGAGGATTTTCAATTAAATGGGATCCTAAAGATATGAGTTTGGGAGGTTCTGAACAAGCCATTGTAAATTTAGCCAGTAACTGGGTTACTATGGGTAAAAAAGTTGCTGTTTACGGAGAAGTTCCTGATTGTACTTACAATGGTGTAGATTATATTAATTGGAAAAAATTTCCATATGAAGCAAATCACAATGTTGTAATTTTATGGAGATTATATGGTTGGTTTTGTGGATTACCTTTCCAAATTAAAGCTAAAAAAATCTGGGCTGATTTTCACGATAACTTTTCTCTTCCTCAATATTTACCTTTATGGGAAAAATACGGAAGCAAAATTAATACTTTATTTTTCAAAAGTAATTTTCATCGTGAAGAATTTGAAAAACATTTGAAAACAAAACTTTCATCAGATAAATATGTTATTATTCCAAATGGTATTCGAGTAAAAGAATTTGCAGAAAATAAAGAAAAAGTAATTAAGAATCCTTATAGATTTTGTTATTGCAGTTGTTATATGAGAGGATTAAAAGAAATTCTTCAGTATGTATGGCCTATTATTTATAATAATGAACCTAGAGCAGAATTACATATTTATTATGGAATGAATAATATTACTGACGATAAAGTAATTCAAATGTTTTCATATTTACTTGCTCAACCTGGTGTAATGGACCACGGAAGGCAACCAATGGAAATAATTGTAAGAGAAAAACATTTATCTAGCTTTCAATTATATACAACAAATACTCCAATTGAAATTGATTGTATTAGTATTAGAGAAAGTTTAGCAACAGGATGCATTCCTATTATTTCTAATTTTGGTGTATTTAAAGACAGAGAAGGTGTACATATTGATGTAGAAGAAGGTAATCAGAAGAGTTATCAAGCAATTGCACTTAAGACATTACAACTAATGCACAATGGTTATAAATTAGTTGAGTATAGAGAAAGAATTAAAAAGTCTTCATTATTGATTGAATGGAAAGAGATTGCGGAGAGGTGGTTGGCCTTAATTTAATATTTTTCTTATAAAATATATAAAAATTTATTTTATAATTCAAATTATATAAAATGGCAATAATGGATGGATTAGCTACTTTTGAATTAATCAAAACTGGATTCATAATATTTGTATTATTTATAATTACTTGTTTAGTTCTATATTTTTTTATTTCCGATTATAATCAAGATTATGTAAGTACAAATGGTACTATTATTCAAAATAAAGACTTCTCTGAAACTTTAACATATACAGTAGCAGGTAAAACATATACCCAAATAATTCCACCTAGTATGACACAAGCAAATCAAAATACTCCAGCTAGAATTAGTTATGCTTATCCCGCTGGAAATAATGTTGTATATTATTCACGAAAAAATCCTAATATTTTTAATGTTGGTAATAATCCTACAACTATGACGGGAATTGGATTAGCAATAGTTGTTTTATTTTTAGTTGGTAGTATTATTTGGTTTTTAATTATGAGAGCAAATAGAAATGTTGCTGGCGTTGTTGGTGGTATCGATGTTGCGCACGGATTAATAGGGGCTATTAGAGATTAGAGAAAAATTGACAAATTAAAAAAACTTTGTTTTTTTAATTAGCTATTTTTTAACTTTGTTAAAAAATTGACAAACCATAAAAATCTTAGATTTTTAGGTTAGCAATTTTATTTTAGCAAAGCTAAAATAAAAATTGACAAAGGGATATTATAATAATTATATTATTAATATAATATGTCTGAAAAACCAAGTATAGAGTTTCAAATTTACGATTGGGTCGAAGACCATTTCAAAGAACCGGATGAAGAAGGAGATGAAGAAAAGAATAAACATAAGTTAGGTCAATATATAATTAATGTGTTTGGTAGAACAATGGAAGGTAAATCTGTTTATGCAAAAGTAACAGATTTCACTCCATATTTTTATATTGAAATCCCACAAGTTTGGTATAGTTATGGTGATAAAAAGATTAAATTTAAATTACAAGATTTGAAAAAGCATTTGATTGAGAAAGAGAAGAAAATTTGGTTCAAATTCAAATCTACTTTGATAGATATTGACTTTATTAAAGAAGCAAAAAAAGCAGATGGATTTACCAACGATAGTAACTTTAAATTTGCTAGATTAAAATTTAATAACAGTGAAGGTATGAAAAAGTTTTATATTTTTTTTGAAGAGAATGAAGTTGAATTTGATAATGAAAAAGTTAAATTTAAAACTTATGAAGCAAATCTTCCACCAATGTTTAGATGTTTTCATCTTCAAAATATTACTGGTTGTTCTTGGGTTGAAACTTCAGATTATACTCATGTTAGAAAGAAAATAATGAAAGAAAGCCATTGTGATATTGAATTAAATGTAAATTGGAGAAATTTAAATTATATAAAAAAAGATATCAATGCGCCTTTAAGAATAGCTTCTTTTGATATAGAATGTTTTTCTCACGATGGACAATTCCCTCAAGCAAATAGAAAACAAGACCCTGTAATTCAAATAGGTATTACTTATACTTATTTAGGTCAATCTGAACCATATAGACAATATATTGGTTGTTTGAAAGAAACTTTACCTTTTGATGAAACAACTGATTTAAGATGTTTTGATTCAGAAACTGATTTGATTCTTGATTTTAAAAGAGAGATTATTGAATTTGATTGTGATATTATTACCGGCTATAATATATTTTATTTTGATGAAAAATATGTATATGATAGATGTGTTGAAATCTTAGAACTTAAGGATGAGATGGCTTATATTAGTAAACTTAAAAAGAAAGCTTGTAACTTTAAGGAAATGAAATTAGCTTCTAGTGCTTTAGGTGAAAATCTTTTGCGATTTTGGGATACCCCAGGAAGAGTTCATATTGATTTGATGAAAGATGTTCAAAAGACTTTTAACTTGCCTAGTTTTAAACTAGACTTTGTTGCTTCTAACTTTATTAAGGGAGAAGTGTTAAGTTTTGTAGAATGTGAAAATAGCACTATTGAATTAACTTGTTCGACTGTTGATGATATTGTTAAAATGGATTACATTCATATTGAATCAGTAAAAGGATTCATTTCAGATGAATTAGGAGAGAAAAGTCAAGTGCTAGAAATAGATAAATCAAATAAGAAGTTAAAGGTAACTGCTAATTTAGAATTATATAAAGAATTAAAAGAATCTAAAGAATCTGTTGGTAAGAAAATCTTTTGGTCTCAAGCAAAGGATGATGTAGGACCTAAAGAAATTTTCAAATCTTTCAAAGGAAGTGCTCAAGAAAGATCTATAGTAGCAAAGTACTGTATTAAAGATTGTAAATTAGTAAATTTGTTAATGAATAAATTAGAAATAGTTAACAAGAATATAGAAATGGCTAATGTTTGTTCTGTACCATTGTCTTTTCTATTTATTAGAGGACAAGGTATTAAAACCTTTTCATTAGTTTTGAAAGAATTTAAGGAACAGGGATTTATTTTTCCTGTTATTAAAATGAATAGAGCTAAACTTTGTAAAGTCTGTAATATTGAAACAACTAAATATAGTTGTCCTCTTTGTAAAAATAAACAATTAGAAGAAGTTGAAACAGATGATTGGTATGAAGGTGCAATTGTATTTGACCCAATTCCAATGGTGGATTATGAAGCAAATGTAACTAAAGATTATAATTCTCTTTATCCTTCCGCTGGTATTCAAAAGAATATGTCTCACGAAACAATTGTTGAGAAAGATGAATATGATAATTTACCCGATGTAAAATATTATAATGCACAATTTGTAGAATCAGATGGAACAATTCAATATAGAAGATTCGCACAAAAGAATAATAAACTTGGTGTGATTCCTTTGATTTGGGATAAATTATTGAAAGAAAGAAAGGTTGTTAAGAAACAAATGGAAGCTGAGAAAGATCCATTTAAGAAAAAGATTTTAGATGCAAAACAATTAGCTTTGAAGGTAACTGCTAACTCTTTGTATGGTCAATTAGGTGCACCAACGTCTCCAGTCTGTAAGAAAGATATTGCAGCTTGTATTACTTCAACTGGTCGAGAGATGTTAATCTTGGGTAAGAAATACGATGAAGAAATTCTACCTTGGTTGATAAATGGTATGAGAAAAGCTCTAGAGAATGGTGAAGAAGATAAATTTAATAAATTTTTAGATTGGGAATTTAAGAATAGGAGCAATGCAGAATTTATTGAAGGATTGAAAAAGTATTTAATGGAAGATTTGAATAGCAAGACTATTCAGCCTGTTGTACGGTATGGAGATAGTGTAATTGGAGATACTCCTTTGATACTTAGGAATTCTATAACAAAAGAAATATTTGTAAAAACCATATCTGAATTAGGTGATAATTGGCAAGAAATGGACAATAGAGCTGATAATGAATCTAGAGATGGTAAAGAATCCTGTGAATTAAATGATTTACAATCTTGGACTGAATCTGGTTGGACTAATATTAAAAGAGTTATTAGACATAAATTAGATGAAAATAAAAAATTAGTAGCAGTTATTACAAATAATAGTTTTGTTGTAGTCACAGATGAACATTCTTTACTAGATTCTAAAGGTAAAGTTATAAAACCTTCTGAATTAAAATTAAAAACAAGATTATTAAACATTTTACCACCTTATGTTGATTATTTAGAAGGATTATCAATACAAGAAGATAAAAAATATAATACTCAAAAGGAAGCTCTGGAAGATTTTTTAATTGCAACTAATTATGATTCTTATCCAGATATTATTTATAAAAACGGTGGATGGTATTTATTGATTAGAAGTTGGTATGATTCTTATGTTGTAGATATTCAAAATTGGGATAAAGAAGAAGAATATGTTTATGATTTGACAACTGATAATAATCATTTTCACGCAGGTATTGGTTGTCAAATTGTTCATAATACAGACTCGAATTTCAGTTGTTACCGCATTAGAGAAAATGTTATCAAAGTAGATAGAAAAGAAGCCTTACCTTTATGGAGGGAAATAGTAGCTTTCTCAAAAGAATTAATCAAGCCATTTATTCCAGAAGAATATCAAGATAAGTGGGTTACATTACATGAAAAGTATTATGACGTTAATAAAATTAAGAAATTACAATTACCTGAAAGTCCAGAAGCTTTACCTTATCCAGACCATTGGAAAGTAATTTTACCAATTGATGAAAGACTTAGACAATTTCTGAAAGAATATATGGAAGAAACTTATCTAGGTTGGTTATGGGCCCTTCAAGAAGTTGTTATTAGAAACTTTAAGAATATAGATTATAAATTATGTAAATGGGGACAACATCAAATGAATAAAATTAGATTAATTGCAGAAGACTTGACTGATGAAAGATTAAAAGGCTATGCAGACAGGATTAAACAAATTAATACTGAAATTAAAAAGATAACTGAAAAGATAAAGAAGAGTAAAAAAGAATTAGATAATTTAGAAGTTATAGCTATTAATGAAGATGATGAAAATAATAAAATAGCGACCTTAATTGTAGAAAGAGATAAACATCAAAAAGATTACAACAATATATTTGAAAGAAGACAACTAATAGAAACATTAGTTAGACACTTTTCAAATAATGTTCTTAAAGATTACTGGATTCAGCCTTATTGGGATATCGAAGGTGACAAAAAGATTTTTAAAGTTGAATTTTATAAAGGTGGCAAAGCTATAACAGACAAGAGGTCTTTAGATTTGTCAATGGAATTAGGTAAAGTATCTGGTGAATTAATTAAAATTAGATTACCATTCCCTCATAACTTTGCTTATGAGAAAACATTCTGGCCGTTTTTAATCTTGTGTAAGAAGAAGTACGTTGGAAATAAATATGAAGACAATCCAAACAAGTATAAACAGGATTTTATGGGTATTGTTCTGAAAAGACGTGACAATGCTCCTATTGTAAAAGAAATTTGTGGAGGAATTATAGATTTCTTAATTAATAAGAAGGACCCAGATGGTGCTAAGGAATTTTTAAGGAAAACTTTGAATGATATCTTTGAAGGTAAATTTGAAATTAAATATTTTCTTCAATCTAGAACTTTGAAAATGAAAGAGTCTTATAAAGATTGGACTAGGATAGGTCACGTATTCTTATCTGAAAAGATAGCAGTACGTGACCCAGGAAATAAACCTCAATCTGGAGACAGAATTGAATTTGCAGTAATTAAAGTTCAAAATGATGACCCAAAGAAAAAGATGTTACAAGGAGAATTGATTGAGACTCCTGCATTCATAAAACAAAATAATAAAGAAGTTGATTATCTGTTTTATATGACAAATCAAATCCAAAATCCAGCAAGTCAATTTTTAGAATTAGTAGATGATAAGATTAATGAATTGTTTCAAGAATATATTGACAAGTATGGACCCAAGAAGAAGGAAAAAGAAAAGAAAGAAGAATTACCAGTAGTTGTTAAGAAACCTAGAGTATCAACTAAGAAAATAGTTAAAGTAATAACAATTGATGAGCCAGCTCCAAAAACAGAGACAGCTTTGTTAGATGCAAAGGAAGCTCCTCTAGAGGCAAAAAAGTTAGATGCAGCTCCGCTAGAGGATGCAAATTCTAAAAAAGAAATAGAAAAGAAGGTAAAGAAAACTAAAAAGAAAGACATTATAGTTTAATTTAATTTATTTAAGAAGCAGAGACCATTTCAATAGCAGATGTATTAATTTCAGATGGTGGTAAGTTTGAATTTTTGTTTTCAATAGAATCTTCTACAGATACTTTAGGAATAGATTCTGCATCACTTTTGGGTTCTTCTGAACCATTTTTATTTTTCTCTGAAGAAGATGATGATGAATCGTCTTTAGATTTTTTAGCACCTTTCTTTTTAGATTTCTTAGGAGAAGTAACAGGTGTTGCTTCAGAATCTGATTCATGTGATTCATGTTTTTCAGGTAATTCATGTTTTTCGGAAGATTCATGTTTTTCAGGTGATTCATGTTTTTCAGAAGATTCCTCAGTTGATTTATTAGAATCATTAGAAGCTTCAGATTCTACTGTTGATTCAGAAGAAGCGCCTCCAGTATGTGCAGAAGATGATACATATGATAAATTACTGTTATCTGAATCTTCAGTTACTTCTACAGAATCAGTTGTTTTATCACTTTTATTTTTTTTATTTTTATTCTTCTTTTTGTCAGTTTCATCATCACTAGAAGAAGTAGAAGATGTAGAACTATCATCTAAATTTTTTAAATTTGCTCCTGCTCCACCTGTTTGAATTTTATTATTTGCATTAATTAAATTTTTATACATATCTGAACTTATGAAAGGTGATGTATCAGATAAATCAGCGGTGTCAAGCATTTTACCACCACCTATTTGTTTAGAAGTATTAGGCTCTGCTATTTGTTTAGATGGTCTAGGTCCTAAAGAATCTGTAAGGTTTGGATGTAAAGCTGTTACTTTAACAGGTTCTAATTGAGTAGGTTTTTCGCTACTTACATCTAATTTATCAGGTAATAATCCTAATAATGTTTTTGCATCGTTTGTTAATTGATTACTATTATTTTTATTTGATTCCCAATGAATTGTATCTGGATCTTTTGTAATTATGTTTCCCATATAATTATATTTAGAAATAATTTTTTAAATTATTATTTTTTTCTCACAAATATTAAAATGATGAATGAAAATGAAGGTATTATCATTGTTTGCTTTATCGTAGTTCTTGGCTTTGCTATGTTCAAAATTAGACAGAGCAAATTAACTGTTGAACAACTAGATAACGGAATGAAACTAATGGTAGTCAATGATAAAAATAAAAGAAAGTCCGCTGATTTATTATCAGATGTAATTATTAAGATGTTTAAATTACGTAATACATTAATTAAAGAAAAAGAAAAATATCCTGAGTATGAAGAATATATTGATTTATTAGCAAAAAACTTTAATGATGAAAGAACTAAAATTTATGAAAATGATCCTACATCTGATTTAACTTCATTCTCAGTTAATAAAGGTGAAGAAGTAGCATTTTGTCTCAAGAGTAAAAAAACAGGTGAATTACATAAAGAGAACTTATTAATTTATGTTGCTATTCACGAAATGGCACATATGGGTTGTCCTGAAATTGGTCATGGTGAATTATTTAAAAAAGTATTCAGGTTCTTGACTTTAAGAGCTATTGAAATGGGCATATATGAAAAAGAAGATTATAACACTAGTCCAGTGGAATATTGTGGTATGATTTTATCTTCTTCAATTGTATAATTAAGTAAAATATATTACTATAATATATTTTATCTAATTAGTTATAATATGAAAAATCCAATTAAAATTATTCATAAATTCAAAAATAATAATTTAAGAATACAATATAAAATATTTATATTTGTTGGTTCTTTATTAGATGAGAGTATTATGAAAATATTAAAAATAATAGAAGATAAAGATTTTATTAGTTCTTTACTGATATTAAATGATAAACAAATAAAAGAACTTACAAATTTTTATGGTGAAACTTGGTATAAAAACTTTTTCACCAGTTATCACATTAATTCACAAATCTTATTAATTAAAAATAATAATAGTAAAAGAAAATCCTTAGAAAATAGAATGGGAAAGGATTGGATTAAAAATTTATTAGAAGAATTAATTCAAAAGAAAACATCTTATTCTTATGCAAGTGATTATTATAATTATCAATTATCTAGAAATAAAATTAAACCAACTTCCAAAAAAATAGAATTAGATTATACTACTTATAGTAATAATACTAAATTAATTCAAGAAGGTGGTGATTTTGATAAATGTGAATCTTGTAGTAAATTTTTTGATAAAAAACAAAAAAAAGCCTTCTCTAATAATCAAAAAGCTTTCTCTAATAATCAAAAAGCCGGTTTTGACGACGATGACATAGTTGATGATTATGATACTTATAATGTAACTGATGATGAAAAAGAAGTAAATAAAGAAGAAGAAAATCAAGAAAAAGAAGATAAAAAAGGAAAAGAAGAAGATGAAGAAGAAGAAGAGAAAGCTATTACTGAAGAACAATTGGAAGAAGTTGTAGAAGATGACTTTGACTTGGATGAATTAACCAAGTTATATTCTACTCAAGATATTGAATCTGAAAAATTGGTTAAGGAAACTTCCAAGTTAATTAGTGAAGCTGTTCACGATAAAAAGTGGGAAAAGGCAACTGCAAATTTAACTGATGAATACGATGATTCCTTAGACAGTCTTAATATTGAAACTAAATTAGAAGATGTTTACAAAAAGTATTATATTACTTCTCAATTTATTTTTTACGATGATACCATAAAAACGATGAGACAAAAAATAGCTGTAACCATTCCTATGAATCCTAAATTTGGAAAAGAAGCAAAATTATTACCTGAAGCTCAATACTTTTGGACTGAATATATTTTTGAAGGTAAGACCGATAATGTTATGTTAGGTCAAAAGTGGATTCGCAGAAATGAATTATTAAAAGTGGATATAATTCCCAATGAAAATTTAAAAGTTTATGAGAAACTAAGAAATAACTTGTCTTATTTGAAAGATTCTTTTGGTTACAGAATTAAACGTGAAGATGATGAAACTAATATTATTGATTATTATGATAATTTTATAACTAACAATGAAATATTTATGTTGGATATTTACGACGAATTAGGATTAAATTATGACCCAGATCCCGAAGGAAAAAGAAACTTGTATGAAGTATATGTTAATATTTATTTCCCTGGTATAAATTATGAAAGATATGAACAAATTATTGAATTATTAACTGCAAAAAATAATAAAGAAATACAATATATTGAAAATAGTTTTGGTTCTATTAGAAACGATGTAAAATTAGAAACTGAAATTTATGAAAATGTAGAGAAAGCTAAATTAGACTTGGATGGTTATAATAAATATTTCTTTGAAAATTATATAATTCAATCTATTATTCACGTTAATATTAACGACCCTAAAAATATTACTGGGACAACTTTAGACAATAAATATAACTTGTATCGAATCTTTGATAATTTTATAGCTAACCAAGAATATCCTTTTATTCAATTCCAAACACCGGATACCAGTATTACTTATAAATTTTATACCAAAACTGAAAAAATAGACAATCAAGATATTTTATCTAAATGGTTTGAAAATGCCCCTTATGGTATTTCTGTTAAAATTAAACAAGATAATGATAAATATATTTCTATTAACATTCATGAAACTGGTAGAATAGAATATAAAGTTACTTTTAAAGAAGAAGACCAAGCTACCATTGAAGATATTTATAAAACATATGATATTGTTCGTAACTTATTAAAGAAAATTAACAGTGAAAATAAGAAGATTAAATTTATATTACCTCCAGATGATAGATTCAAATTTGCATTTATTAATACCATTCAAAAATTTACTATTCCTGAAAAGTTTAAAATCAATCACGATGATTTGTCTAATTTTGCTAGATTCTTTTTCCCTTATGTTTCTTTAGTGATTGAACCTAAGAAAAGAGAATCTAAAAAGGTTTCAGCTGTAGAAGAACAAACTTCTAAATTTGGTACTTATTTAAGATACAAAAGAATTTCTAAATATGAAAATAGAACTAGAATGCACTTGAGAATATTATACTTTTTGAGAAACTATGAATTATCTGATAGAGAATTAATTGATGAAGTTGCTAAACAATTTAATATAACTCAAGAAGAATCAGCTAAAGAATTAGATTATGTTAGAGAAAAGTATGTTAAGGTAATTAAGAAATCTAAAAAATTAATCAAACATCTTAAATCGTTACCTAAATCAAAGCCACCTGGAATAGATATTAGTATTCAAGGCAGAGATAGAGATAGATATAAAATTAGAATTACTGGTGCTAGAGATAAACATCAATTGGATGAAATTATTAATTTTATGAAAGTCTTATTATTTTTATACACTGAAACTTATTTATACAAGAAAAGTAAATATCAAAAGTTAAAAGACACTCTTAAAACTTTAAACAAGATTGCCAAAAGAAGAAATAAGGTTACTGAAATTGTTGATTATGAAAGTTCTATAAAAAATGTTAAATTATTTACTTCTTTGGATAAGAAAAGATTAGCTTATAAACCTGAAGAAGGACAAAATCAATACACTAGAAATTGTCAAAACAGTGGTACTGATAAAAAGAGAAGACCAGATGGAATTCCTTCCGACCAAATTGAAACACTTATTAAGAAAGGTTATAAACTAAATACTAAAACTGGATTTTACGAAAGAGAATACGATATTAAAGGTAAAAAAGGAAATAGAAAGGTTACAGTAAGAGCTATTAAATTAGCAGGCGACAATGGTAAATATAATTATTATCAATGTAATCCAGACGAAAATCAAGAACATATGTTTATTGGATTTTTGACTAAAGGAAATAACCCCAATGATTTATGCGCACCTTGTTGTTTTAAAAAGGACCAATTAACTTCCGGTAACAAATTTAAGATGAATTACTATAAAAAATGTATTGGTGAAAAATCACAAGCAGTAGAGGAAAAATCAACTGGTTCATCCTTAGGAGATAAAGTTTATATTCTTCAGGATACTAATAAAATTCAAGCTGGTAGATTTATCTACCTACCAAAATGGTTAGATATCTTTTTCAATCAAATTTGGAAACATGACCAAAAAATTAGAAATCACTATTTGTTAGAATCTAAATCTGGTTACTATTTTAAATTTACTGTTAAAAATGATACTTATAATTTCTTAGCAGCTATATCTGATATTTATGATAAACCAATTCCTGAAATTATCTCATTGATGGCTGACTTTATTAAAAATGATAAAAAAGATTTACATTTTACCTTTTTAAACAATGGTGATATTAAAGAATCATTTTCAACCAGAGAAGCATTTATTGAATATTTACAATCTTCTACATATTTAGAATATGATATTACCAGTGAATTATTAGCAATACCTGGTTTATTAAGTAAGAAGGGTATTTATTATTATATTATTGAAAAACAAACTATAGTAGTAAAGAGAGCATTAGAAAAGGATGTGGTTAAAGAAAAGTATTATTTAGTATGTTCTAATTTAGAAAATGATTATATGAGAGGTGAAGATAGAGATATTGTAATTTTGATTAAGGAAGGAAAATACTATTTCCCTATTTACAGAGTTCAAAAAGATGAAACCAAAGATAAAAAAATTAAATTACAAAAGTTCTTTGAGAATAACAATATAGTTATTAAAGAATTATCTAATTATTACATTAAGAGTTGTCAAAACAAGTTATTAAATCAATTATCTATTTCTAATGATATCTGTTGTAAAAATATTATTCTTGATTTAGAAAAGTTAAAGATTAAAATAAAAACTCAATATATTGATAATCGTAACAAGTGCAAGTATCTTGAAATTAATAATGCTGGTACTAATATTTTAATACCAGTAAAACCTTCTGGAATAAGTTATAATTATCCTTTTGAAAGTGTAGTTAATAACAATCGATTAAGTAATTTAAAGGAAACTATGAAAAATTTAGCAAATATGGATAAAAAATTAAATAAAAACTATGTACCAAAGTCTATATTTTATGATTCAAATAAGAAAGGAGAATTAAATATTGTTTCTTTATTATTACACAATGAAACTGTAATTCCAGTTAAACACGAATTTTTAACAGAAAAAGAAATAAAAAAGATGGGCTTATCAATTAAATTTCAACCTCTAGAAGAAGACATTGATAGAGAAATTAGAACTAATAAAGTAACTATTGATAATAGAAGTTATCGTGTGAAAGATAGAACATTTAAATCAGAAGGCTATAATATGTATAGATTAGAACTAAGTTTATTTTTACAAAACAATGAAGAAATTAAAAATAATATTATTAATATTGTTAGAGATAAAAAGATATCATCCAGTGATAAAAAACATGAACTAAGAAAGATATTATTTAACATTATTAATAAAAAAATTATTACTAGTAAAAAATTATCTGGAGGTGGTAAACAAACTAGTATGGCCCATATTATTAAAGATTTACCTAATTTGGATAATTATATTGTTTATAATGTAAGAGATTATTGTGAAATTAATAATACTAAAGATAAATGTAATGCTAATACCCACTGTGCTTGGCAAAATGATTCTTGTAAAATGATATTAACTGAAAATATGGCAGTGGATTATGTAAATAAAGTTATTGAAGAATTAATTTTAGATAGTATCAAGTTTAAAGAAATTATTCAAGAAAACAATTACTATGTGTCAGATATTGTTGATTACACTCAATATTCATTTAGACAAAACCAAAAGATTATTAAATCTTCCAATTTTACAATTAATAAAATTATGAGTGAATTGTTTGGTAAAGATAAAGTACCAATCATTGGAAAGAAAAATATGTCTTTCAAAGGAGAACAAATTGTAGAAGAAGACTATCCTGAATTAATAGAATTAGGAAAACAATTAATTCAACCTATTGTATCAAATAAAGATAGTGTGATTAGAGCTTTTGTTAATTCTTTCTACTGGTTAAATAATCCTTTATACGATGACGATTCTAGAAACTTGGGTTATAATTCTGATTTACAAACTTCTATTACTTATTTATTTAAAGCTAATATTATAGATTTTATTCAAAATAATAAAAACAATGAAGAGTTTACTAAATATTTGAGAAATTATTTCAAGGACGATGATAACTTTTTTGAATCTACAGTTAATAAATTTAGAAAGAGTTCATATAATACAGATGGAAAGGTAGAATTATTTGTATTAAGTCATTTAATAGATTCACCCATTGTTGTTTATGATAACTTTTCAAATGTTAAATATTTATTTTTACAAGGAGAAGTCAAAGTCAGTGATGCAACTGTAGAAAAGTTCACTGCGGAAAATAGATTATTAACAACTATTTTTATTAAATTTGATTACGATGGTTCCAATAAAATTCCTAAAAATATTTATTCTATATATTATAAATAAATTATAAGATATTATAAGGATGAATAAAACTATAATTTATCAAGAATTAATACAAAAACAAAGAAAAAATTTAGTTGGAGATAGAAAATTATCAGTACAAGATTTAAATAGAATTGCATCGTATTTACCTGATTCTATTTTTACAGATAAATGTAGTTTATGGCAAGGATATATAACTGAAATTAATAATAATTCATTTGTAAATTTTTTTTTCAATGGTAAAAAACAAGCATTACATAGAATATTATTTTATAATTTTATTAATGATGTTAATCCAAATGAATATTTAAAATTTACATGTGAAAATAAAGGTAAATGTTGTTCTGTTAATCATATTGTTTTATCTAAAACAATAGAAGATAAACCAGTTGTTGTAGAGGAGAAAAAAGAAACACTTAAAATTGAGAAGAAAGATATAACAGTTAATTTTTAAATAAAGATATTTTCTATCTTTATTTAATGCCTGGAGGGTTTCCGCCTATAAGATATTGTGGTAATAATGAAAAAGCAGTATCATTACAAAAAGAAAGATTGTTTGCACCTAAAATTAATATTAATAAAATCTTAAAAAATAGTAATAGTAATAAACCAATTATTGATTTGGAAAATAAAAAGAAAGAAGAACTTGATGTAATTGATAGTATTTAACTTTTATTTAAATTTAATTCCTTCAACACATCCGAAACTAAATCCATTATTTCTGGATTATTCATTGCAGCTAAAGGATTTTCTTTATATTTAGATAAATTAAAAGTTGGATTTCTTGCCAAATCAATTAACTTTTGATTATTCATCATTTTACTAAATAACGGCCCAATCATACCTTCAATTTGAAATGGAGGTTTAACTGGATTTGTTTCTTCTTTTTTTAATTCTTTTAATTCTTCAATTAATTTATCCAGATTTTCAGTTTTAGATAATGATTTATATTCTTCATTTGATGGTTCTAATTGAGATGCCTTGTAAAATGCTTCATATGATTCTTCTTTTTTATTTAATGCGAGTAAACAACTACCAACTCTTCCCCAAGCTTTAGCAGATTCTGGCTTTAAAACAGTGGCTTTAAATGCATCATCTAATGCCTTTTCATATTTTTCCAATTTAAAATAAGCTAGACATCTGTTTAAATAAACAGCGTACGTTTTTTCAAATTTACCTAATTCCAATGCTTCGGAATAAAAATCGAGAGCTGCATTGTAGTTTTCATTTTTCAGATTATCATCTCCATTATTTTTCAATTCATCAAAAAATTTTTCCATTAAGTATTAAAATGATTTTTCCTTAAATAAATATAAAGACAATTTTATTATTATATTAATGTTCTCACTATTAAATTTTTTATTTATTGGATTAGTAAGTTGCGCTTACAAGGTTATTGATTTGAATTCCAGAAATCTAATCACTATTCGAGGTCCTATTCAAGGAACATCTTCCACTAATTGGATTTCTGCATTTAATGATAGAGATTTAGATATTGATACAATGTATATTTATTTGTCTTCTCCCGGTGGTTCTGTTTTGGAAGGTAATAAATTAATTGACCAAATTAAAACTCTTCAATTAAGTGGTGTTCAAGTAATCTGTATTGCTGATTTTGCTGCATCAATGGCATTTGTAATTTTACAATCTTGTCCTCAAAGATTAGCTCTTCCCTCTTCTATTTTAATGCAACATCAAATGAGTATTGGATTAAAAGGTCCTTTGGAGAATGTAGATAACTATTTAACTTTCATTCACTCGGTTGATGATAATTTGGATAGAATGCAAGCAGAACGAATGAATATGACTGAAGCTGACTTTCGTCTTAAGGTAATGAATGATTGGTGGATTCCTGGTCATTTGGCTAAAGAATACAGTGCAGTTGATGAATTGGTAATGGTTAAATGTTCTAAGGAACTAATGCCAAAGAGAGAAAGAATTAATGTTAACACAATTTTTGGCAATATTGAAATAATCTTTTCTAAATGCCCGATTGCTAGGGAACCTTTGGATATTAAGATGAAAACTTTATACGATGAAAGAAAGCCATTTAATATGGAGCAGATTGAAGATTCTATTAAGGATTACATTCCTTCGTTGTTTTTGAAACATTCTTTTGGAAAGAAGAATTATATGGAGTTCTTTTAGGCTTGACTAAACGCTACTGTTAAATAGTACTGTAAATGCTACTGTAAATGCTACTGTACATACTTCCTTTGTTTATACACTCAATTCGAAAAAATCAAAGATTTTTTCGAACGAGTCAAATTCCCTTTAAAGGGAATTTGCTAACATAAAAACCAAAGGTTTTTATGTTTGTCTTAAAAAAAGTTGAACCAATTATCATTAATAAATATTACCATACTTATTAATGGATATTGAAGATATTTTAAAATATAAAACTCATATTTCTCCTGAAGAAGATGACATTAAAATGTTTATAGAAGATTTTTTAACTTTTAATCTAAATGTTAAAAAGGAAGCATTAGATGAAACATTCAGACTTTTAAAAAAGAAACATCGAGTTCTTCCTTCCAAAGGTGACCTTCGAATTGTTTATAATAAATATTTTAAAGATAGGAAGGTACCTTTGACTTTTATAAGTTGGATGATTAAGAAGAATATGCGCTCAAAGTCTGGAGTATTAGTTTCTACTATTACTTTGAGACCCGATGGATTTACTTGCAAATATGATTGTGCTTATTGTCCTAAAGAAGTTGATGCTGTAACTAAAAAACCAACTCAACCAAGGTCTTATCTTTCCAATGAACCTGCAATGTTACGAGCTACAACTCATGATTTTGATGTTAGATTACAATTTTGGGATAGAGTTAAGTCTTATACTTCTACCGGTAATGTAGTTAAGAATACAATTTGTAAATGGGAAGTTATTTTTTCTGGAGGCACTTGGGAAAGTTATCCTAAGGATTATCGCGAACAAGTAATGAATGAAATCTTTTGGGCAGCTAATACTTATAATAATGACCGCCCAATGAAAAAGCTAAAGGAAGAAATTCTGGAAAATCAAACTGCAACTCATCGTATAATTGGTTCAACTATTGAAACTCGTCCAGATAATATTACTCCAGAAAGCATTCGGGATTATTGTCGTTGGGGTGTAACTCGGGTTCAAATTGGAGTTCAACATTACGATGATGAAATATTAAAGAAAATTAATAGAAAGTGTTATACTGAACATACTATTAAAGCCATTCGTCTTTTGAAACAATGTGGATTTAAAGTTGTTGCCCATTTGATGCCTGACTTACCTGGTTCTAGTCCTTTTCATGACAAATGGATGTTTGACCAACTTTTAACTAGACCTGAATTAATGGTAGATGACCTTAAAATTTATCCAACAGCAGTGGTTAAAAGTGCAGTTGATACTTTGGAAGTTAGTAGTAAAATTGCAGATTGGTATAAAAATAAAACTTATATTCCTTACGCTGAAATAAATATTAGGGATTTAATTAATGTCTTAACCTATTTTAAAACTAGAATTTATCCTTGGATGCGTATTCAAAGATTAGTTAGAGATATTCCATCTACTAGCATAACTGCTGGTTACAATGGTAAATCTAACTTTAGACAAATTCTTCACGAAGATATGGCTAAACATAATGCTAAATGTTATTGTATAAGATGTATGGAGATTGATGATAAAGAATTAGAAGACAATGAACCTATTGTTGTAGTTTATAAATATCCTGCCTCCGAAGGAACAGAATATCATATTGCAATAGAATCACACAAGATGACTCTTTCTCAAAAGCTTTATTATTATTATTTGATTAATATTTATGGTTTTTTCTATTGGTTATTAACTGGCAAAACTTATTATTATTCTGGAAACAAAAATACTTATGATGCCTTGTATGGTTTTTTGAGATTGAGAATTGACCCTAACCCAGGAGGAGATATTGTTCCTGAAATTAATAGATGTGGACTGGTTAGGGAATTACATATTTATGGACAATCAATGAGTGTTGGAGAATCTAGTAGAGGAGAGTATGGGTCTCAACATCGTGGGTTTGGAATGAAACTAATGAAGATTGCAGAAGAAATATCAACTTGGCATAATCTTAAAAAGGTTGCTGTAATTGCAGGTGTTGGAGTCCGTGAATATTATATGAAAAAGTGTGGATATAAATTAGAATACACTTATATGATTAAAAAACTTCCACATTACAGTATTGTAAATGAAAGAGTCTTATTGATTTTATTGTTATTTGCTGTTTTTGAGTATTACTACTTTAAGAATCATTTTAATCTAGCTCATTTTCTTTAGGCTTATCGTTTAATTTATCTAAACCTAATTTGGATAAATCAATACCCATTTTTCCCATCATTCCTTCTAATTGATTTTTTAATTCCTCAGGATTTTTATTGGACCCTCCACCAAGCATTCCAAACAAATCAGTTAATTTAGGCATACCGGGCATCCCATCATCATTAGTTTCTTCTGTCTTTTGTCCTGGTAAATCAGGAATCACACCCAAAGAATTAGCTACATTTAACATTTTACCAATATTAATTCCTTTACTATCATTTACTTTTCCTAAATCAACACTAGCAGTGGAAAAGTTTTCATCAATCATAATTGTTTCTTTCTTTTCAGGCTTTTTAAACATATTTCCTAATCCGCCTAATCCACCTAAACCTCCCAAACCTTCCATCATTTTACTTAAATCAGGAGGTAACCCTTTATTACCATTACCATTCATCATTCCCTCCATCATTTTACCTAAATCAGGCATTCCATCTTTCCCTCCACCATCTCCAGAAAAACCTGGAATATTTTTGGTAATACCTCCCATAATTTTCCCTAATTCAATTTCACCATTACTAATCTTATCTCCATATTTTGTAGAAATTGTTTTACTGATTTCCAAAATACTAGGAAATAAAGATGCTATATCAGGGGGTTGACCGTTTTTCATTCCAGATATAGTACCTTCAAATGATTTAACAATATCATCTAACATATTATTAGTTTGATTATTTACTTCAACCCCCAATGTATCCTTAATAAAATTTTTAGGGTCGCTCATTCCAGTCTCATTTAATTTTTTAGCAGTTTCTTTATTCTTTTCATATTCAGCAATATTATTATCAATTAAATCACCTAATTGTTTAATTCTATCTTCATTTTTATCTTTTTTAGCAAGTTCAATCATAAGATTCATAACTTGTAAATAATACCATAAAATAAATCTGATACTGTCATCTCTATTATGAAAAAGCTTTTTCAAACAAAGTTTTTCACCAAATAAACATTCTGAGATATTTTTAGTTAAATCATCACTATGAGAAAATAATTTAGTTTTTGATTCAATAAATAAAGTAAAGAAATCATCAGTTAAAAGTTTATTAAAATCAACTCCTCTTAACCATTTTTTATCTTTAGATTCTTTATTTAATTCACTAATATATAACTTATCGTCATCATCAGTAAATAAATATGCAATCTGGTCAATGAGAAAGTTATAATTCTGTAAATAGGTTTTAACTAAATCAGATAGTTTCATTATTAGATAATATAAAAAATCTTTAAATATTATCTATATTTATATAATGTCATTTGATTATAATTCATATTCTAAGGATTTGAATGAACTTTTGCAATCACCAGGTAGTTGGTTGACAAAACAAAAAGAAATTTTAAAACAATTAAATATAGATATTATAAAGCATAATCTTGTATACTTAGAATTAAATAGTAGTCAAAGAGAAAAATGTGATTCAAAATATCCTAATTGTAAAGGAGAACTTAAAGAATTAAAAAGTATGAATGATGCTGATTTATTATTATTTGCTATTTTTGGTCCTATGCATATTTTAAATCCTACTGAAAAAATAAGAAAATTAAAAGACTGTATTAAAAGTAAACTAGAGTGTTTATTAAAAGAATATAGAAATAAAACTAATGATACATATGGTTCTACTTCAATTTTTTCACCCGCACCTGGACCAGTACCTGCATCAGTACCAGCACCAGTACCAACACCAGTACCAGCACCAGTACCAACACCAGTACCAGCACCAGTACCAACACCAGTACCTGTCCCTACATCTGCATCTACATTTTTAATAATTGAAGAAAAAAATAATACCAATTTTGGTCATATCAATCTAGTTAATAGAATGAATAAACCTTTACCTACTAAAAATGACCTATCAATTTTAAGTTTAGATAATCCTAATTATATTGGATTTGATTCTAATTCCAATAGTTTAAGTAGTCAATTAGTAGATTCTAAAAAATTAACTTATGGTAGTGAAGGTAGAAAATATGGAAGTGATGTACATGGCCTTGCTGTACCTTATAATAAGAATATATATGATAAAAATAAACATATTACTGAAGAATTTGAAAAAGGTAATATTAAACCAGTAGATGGTTTTTTTGAATTATTTAGATATGGATTAAATAAATTAGATAAACCTCGTTTTACAGACAATCCTTCATTATCAGTTTCATTATTTAAACCAAATATTCATTTATTAAATAAAGAATGGGGGCAAAAATATTTATATTCACAACTAGCACTAGTAATTGCATATAATCATTATTTCCCACAAGGAGCATTTAGAATTTATCTTGATTGGTATATGTTAGATTCTTTTAAAAATTTTGATGCAGATATTTTAGAAATTAATAAATTAACTGATTCTATATATGGTAAATGTAATGATTTTGAAAATATATTTAATGGTGCTTATGATATATCTAAATTATTTAAGAGATACGATGATTATATTGAATCAACTATAAAATCTATTAAATTTAAAAATGCTTTTGATAAATTTATGTATTATTATATTACTGCATCAAAAGTTTACAGAGAAAATCAAACTGATAGTGAAATTACTAATGAACAAGGAGGTGATTTCTTTGCTTATAAATTTAAAGAAGGAAGTGATTTTACAGAAATTATTAGTGGTAAAGTATGTCATATTAGTAATGGATATATAGGGCAAGCAATGAGATATATTTGTCTAAGACAAGTAGATTATGATTACAATGGTACTAAAATTAAAAGAAATAAACATTATATTTGGAGAGATGGGCATGAAAATCAAATTGGGTTTAATGATGCTAAAATTATTAAAAGTTTAAATAATGCATCAAGAAATTCAAAATCAAAAATATTTAATTTAATTCCTGATGGCGCATATTATCTTTCTTCTTGGCATACATTAGCAAACTGTCCTGCAGATAAAAATGATTATTATATTAGATCAGCTATTGCTGGTATTGTACAAATGACTAATTTTAATGAAACTAATGATTGGATGTCAGATAAATTATATTATAACTTTATTGGAATGTTATTTCTATTAGATAATAATAATAAAGTTACTCTTAAAACACATAGACCTAATGCTCAACATTATCAAGGAGGAGAAATAAAAGAGTATGGTTATGGTATTGAAGAATATGTATTCAATAGTTATTTTATTGTTAAAGAATTTACAAAAAATAATATTTATTTTCCAGACCACTTTCCTTGGTCAACAGTAGATTTAGAAAATATGAATGATGTTATATATAAAAAAGTTGCTTGGTTTTTATTAAATTATTTAAAAATATATAAAAATATTGAATCTATTACTGCATTTGAATTGATAAATGAAATAGAAAAATTAAGAAACGAAAATATAAATAATCCAATAATTAGAAAATGGTTAAGCTTTTTATTAAGTGTGTATCCTACAAAATATTTTATTTCATTAGCCTTTTTTAATAAAGATGATAGATATACAGAATATAGATTAAAAAAAATAAATATAGGTACTATTTTACAAAAAATAGATCCAATTTATTTAAAAAAGATTGAAGATTTAAGCTGGGATAATTTAAATCAAGTTGGATTAAATTGTAATACACCAATTTTAAATTCTGGTATTGAATGGTGTCTTCAACCATATTTAAAAAATCCTAAAGACTGTCCCGAAGATAGTTTCTTCTCTGGATTTTATTATGATAAACCAGAAGCATTACAATATGGTATTTATAGAACTCCAGGAGAATTAGAACAATTAGTTAAAATAATAGATGATAAGAAAGAAATGCCTATTTATAAAAATGATATCTTAAAATTATCTGAAACAGAATATCGTTATAAATATATAAAATATAAAGAAAAATATATGAAATTAAAAAATATTAAAAATCTTTAAATATTATCTAATATATTATATATATTAGATGTCGTTTAATTATAGTTCCTATGCAAAAAATTTACAAGAAGTATTAAGAAATCCTAACCATTGGCTTACAAGTGAAAAAGAAAATTTAATAAAATTAAATTTAATTATTTTAGAACATAATGATATTTATACAAAATTAACACCTGCACAAAAAGCAACAGTTGATTCATCATTCAGTAAATGCCCTGGTAAACTTGATGAAATTAGAAATATTAATGATGCCGATAGATTATTATTTGCTGTATTTGGTTCTATGCATCCTATGAATCCTAGTAACAAAGTAAATATGTTAAGGCAATGTGTAGAAGGTAAATTTGAAGCACTTCGTAAATTACCTACTGAAAGAAATTATCCTGATCAAGGTAAAAATAAATATTTAAAATACAAAAATAAATATTTACAATTAAAATCTCAATTTTAAGTTGATTCTGTTTCTGTCTCTTTTTTCGATGAAACTTCAGTTTCTTCAGCCTTTTTCTTACTTTGTACATGATAATATCTATAAAGTAACAAAATTCCAATAAATGTAAATATACATACAACAAATATATTATTTATTAAAATATTATAAATCAATGGACCAATATTACTAAAAGGCTTACTTTCTTCTTGAGCTTTAATTATTTTTTCTACGACTTTTTCATCAACCAATCTTGGTTTATTTACTTTCATTATATTGTGGTATAAAAAAAATTGATTTTTATATAAATAATAAAATCTTTAATTATATTAATGGAACCTTTACTATCCCCCCAAAACAACAGAATGACTGTCTACCCTATCAAATTCCCCCAAGTCTGGGAATCTTATAAAAATCAGATGGCAGCATTTTGGACAGCTGAAGAGATTGACTTTTCTAAAGATTATGACGATTTTCAAAAGTTAAATGAAAATGAACAGCATTTTATTAGAATGATTTTATCATTTTTTGCAGCGTCTGACACTATAGTAAATATGAATTTAGGTGAAAGATTTAGTCACGATGTTCAAATCACGGAAGCAAAAATAGCATATGATTTCCAAAAAAGTATGGAATGGATTCACGGGGAGGTTTATTCTTTACAAATAGATAATATTATTAGAGATAAAGAAGAAAAGGATAAAGCATTAAACGCTTTGACAAATTATCCTTGTATTCAAAAGAAAGCTCAATGGGCTTATAAATGGATTGAATCTAGAGATTCTTTCGCACAAAGATTAATTGCTTTTGCTATCGTGGAAGGTGTATTTTTCTCTGGTGCATTTTGTTCTATCTTCTGGTTAAAAAAGAGAAATGTAATGCCAGGGCTTTGTGATTCAAATGAATTAATTTCTAGAGATGAAGGAATGCATACTTCATTTGCTTGTTTGTTATATTCAATGGTTAATGAGAAATTGGAACAAGAAACTGTTTATGCAATGTTTAAGGAAGCATTTGAAATTGAAAAGGAATTTATATGTGAAAGCTTACCTTGTTCTATGTTGGGAATGAATAGTGAGTTGATGACTCAATATATTAAATTTGTAAGTGATAGATTATTGCTTCAATTAGGGTACCCAAAGTTATGGAATGAAACAAATCCCTTTGATTTTATGGAAAGTATCTCTGTAGAAGGTAAAACAAACTTCTTTGAATCAAGACCTACTCAGTACCAAAAAGCATCTGTCCTTAATACAGGAAGAGATAACAGTTTTACTGTTACTGATGACTTTTAATTTATTTATTTTATTAATATTATATTTACATCAGTTCACAACGTTATAGCTTATCTCGTTGTAAACTCAATTAAGTTTTTAAAAAAATTGTTTAAAAGATATTATAATTAAATGTCTAATAGTGCAATGTATGTAACAAAAAGAAACGGCACCCAAGAACTAGTTAAATTCGACAAGATTACTGATAGAATTCGTAAGCTACTTAATGAGAATGAAGTTAATAAAGTTGACCCCATTATTGTTACTCAGAAGGTAGTCAGTACAATTTACTCTGGAATTACTACCGCTGAACTTGATTTTCAATCAGCTAATATTTGCGTGAATATGTCAACAGTAAATCCTTTTTATAGTAATTTGGCAGGTAGACTTTTAATCAGTAATTTACATAAAATAACCACCAATCATTTTGTTGATAAGATGGTAAGAATACAAACTAGTTTAGGATTTTTAGACGAAAAATGGTTAAATTGGATAAAAAAGAATAAGAAGGAAATTAATGCAATGATTGATTATGAAAGAGATTACATTTTTGATTATTTTGGCTTTAAAACCCTGGAGAGAGCTTATCTAATGAAGATTAAAAATGAAATTATTGAAAGACCCCAAGATATGTTTATGAGAGTTGCGTCTTTCTTAAATCAAGGAGATTTAGAAAATACTAAGAAAACTTATGATTTAATTAGTAGTGGATTTTACACCCACGCCACACCGACATTATTTAATTCTGCTAATAAAAGAAGTCAATTAAGTAGTTGCTTTCTCATCGGAACTGATGATTGCATTGAAGGTATAACTCATACTTGGGATTCAGTTGCAAAAATATCTAAATGGGGTGGAGGTATTGGACTTCACGTTTCAAATATCCGAGCAAAGGACAGTTTAATTCGCGGCACCAATGGACCGAGTTCTGGAATTATTCCAATGCTAAAAGTTTATAACGAAATCGCACGGTATATTGACCAATGTTTTGTTGGTGAAACTAAAGTTTATACAGAAAAAGGATTAGTTGCCATAGAAGATATAAAGCCAAAAGATAAAGTTTATACTAAAGATGGCACTCTTCAAGAAGTTACAAGAGTATACTGTGACAATTTTGATAATGAAGCTTTGAACATTAAAATTATGCACGATTATGAAAGTATCAAAGTAACTCCTAAACATCCTTTTTGGGTAATTAAAAATTCAAATGAAGGAGAATGGATTGAAGCAGAAGATATTACTAAAGATGACTTAATTGCATTTGCTATTCCTAATCATTCAAATGATAATTCTAATTTAGATGAATCTGATTGTTATATGTATGGTTTATTAATTAGCGTAAAAGAACCTGAATTAATTTTAAAAGAAGTTGAATTTGTTAAAAATTATTTAGATCAACATTCTATTAAATATTCAATTGAATCTAATAAAATTAAATGGAACTTCTCTAGTAAGTTTAAATTTGTAAAATCTCAATTGAAATCTATTGATTATAATATATTAAACTTGCCTATTGAAAAAGCTAAATGGATTATTGCTGGTTTATTGGAAAGTGGTAATTCTATTAATAAAGAAGCTATGGATGCAATTAAATATATATTATTGAGAATGGGTATTTTAATCTCAGGATATACTAGAGAAACTGGAATGCTTAAAATTCCTAAAGTAAAAGAACTTGCTGAAATATTACAAAATTCTGAAATTTTAGATTCTAGTCCAGTTGAATATATTAAACAAGATGGATTTCTCTACACCAGAATCAAAGAAATTACCCGAGAAAAGATTAATGAATCAGTTTATGACTTGGAAGTAGCTAATAATCATAATTATTTAACTCAAGCTGGATTGGTTCATAACGGAGGTAAAAGAAGAGGCTCTATCGCTATTTACCTGGAACCCTGGCATCCTGATATTATGGCCTTCTTAGAATTGAAAAAGAACTTTGGAGCAGAAACAGAGAGGGCTAGAGATTTATTCTTAGCAGTTTGGTTACCAGACCTTTTTATGAAACGTGTTGATGAAGATGGTGATTGGTATCTAATGTGTCCTAACGAATGTCCTGGGTTACCAGATGTTTGGGGAGATGACTTTGAAAAACTTTATAATAAATACATTGCAGAAGGAAAATTTAGATTGAAAATTGAAGCTAGAAAGATTATGAAATCTATATTAGATTCACAATTAGAAACGGGAACGCCTTATGTTTTGTTCAAAGATACTTGCAACAGAAAATCCAACCAACAAAATATTGGAACGATAAAGTCATCAAACCTTTGTGCAGAGGTGCTTCTGTTTTCTGACCACAAAGAATACGCTGTCTGTAACTTGGCATCAATCGCCGTTAATACCTTTGTAAAGAAATTTGACCAAAAGGACCCATTTACAATTTATTACAAACCAAATTGCAGAAATTCTAAATTTTGCACTCAAATCTTAAAATATAATAATTATAAATTTGAGGAAAAGAATGGAATTATTGAAAAAGGTCTAACCACCCAACTACCTCAAGTCTATTATGGCGAAACTTTGATTGGTGGCTTTCCTGAACTTTATAAATTTATTAGAGCAACCTTTGATTACGAAAAACTAGAAGATGTAGCTTATACTTCTGCAAGAAACTTGGATAGAGTGATTGATGTAAATTATTATCCTACTCCTGAAACTAAACTATCAAATATGAAACATCGTCCAATTGGTGTAGGTATTCAAGGTTTAGCTGATGCTTTAGTTATGCTAAAGATTCCTTTTGATACTGAAGAAGCTATTAGTTTCAACTCTAGATTTATGGAATCAATTTATTATGGATGTGTAAAAGCATCTATGGAAATAGCAAAAGCCAGACACGAAAAGATGAGAATATTAATAGACGCTAAAGTGAATGTTCCTGAATTTTATATGACAACTCATACTATTCAAGATAAAGAATTAAATAAACTCTATCACGAGATGTGTCCTCATAAATATGAAATAGAAAGAACCACTTTATTTCCTGGAACATACTCTACTTTTGATGGTTCTCCATTTTCTAAAGGTGTTCTTCAATTTGATATGTGGAATGTAAAACCATCTATGACTGAAAAATGGGATGCTCTTAAAAAAGATATTGCAATTTATGGTGTAAGAAATTCTCAATTGACTGCTTTGATGCCTACTGCAACAACTAGTCAAATTCTAGGTAATAATGAATGCTTTGAATTCTTTACTAATAACATTTACAATAGAAGAACGTTAGCCGGCGATTTTATATTAGTAAATGAATATTTGGTAGAAGATTTAATTACTTTGGGAATTTGGTCACCTGACATAAAAGATTTAATTATTTCTTACAATGGTTCAATTGCAGAGATTAATGTAATTCCTGATGTTATTAAAAAGTTATATCCTACCATTTGGGAAATTAAACAAAGCTGGGTTCTTAAAAATGCAGTAGCCAGAGGTCCTTATGTTGACCAAACTCAAAGTATGAATATTTTTATGCCTGTTCCAGATTATCAAAAGCTGTATTCATCTCATATGTGGTCCTGGAAGAATGGATTGAAGACTGGTATTTATTATTTGAGAAGTAAACCAGCTCAAGAAGCAACTAAATTTACGGTTGACCCTAATATTCAAAAGATGAATGTGCAATTAGATAATGATTTATCTAAGCCTAATGATAAGAGGTTTAAGAAGCCTGAAGGAGATGAAATATGTGAGAGTTGTTCATCTTAAAAAATTGAAAATAATTCATTTAAACATAAATAATCTTATATATTAATGGCTACGCATCAGAAGAAACATATTAAAAATAAGGGGATTCGCGACTTTATTGAGAAGGAGCCTGGAGAGGAGTTTGCATTTATAGAAACACCGCAAGGTGGTGCACCTCCACGATTTATTTGCAGAGGCATCGGAGAAAAACAAATTAATACTTATTTAAAAAGTGGATTGGCAAAAGGACCAAATAAGGTTCGAATTACTAAAGGAGATTTAGTTCTCTTAGAAAAAGACCCAACTACCACTGAAAAAGACAAGTATATTATTATATGGAAATATACGGAAGAGGAAAAAAAGAAATTAGCTAAATTAGGACAGTTAGCTAATTTATCTCCTGTTAAGAAAGATGGAGATGGTGGAGGTGTTATATTTGAAGGGGAAGGAGAAGGTGAAGAGGAAGAGAAGGAGATTGCAATTGACGACCTGTAACCCCATTATTTTATTTATAAGTTTACTATTTGGTTAACTAAAGAAGTGTTCTTTCACATATTTAATTATTTTATTCTCATCCTCCCTGGATAAGTATAAATTAGAAATATTCTTTTCATTTATCTTAATTTTATCTTTAGCTATTTTAAATTTTAAATCAAAAAGTTTATTAGAATAATTTCTAATATATTCAGTAAAGGTGATATCAAGATGTAACATCTTTTCCATAGTTTTTTGATTTAATATTTTTGGATTAATATTAGCATTTTTCAAACGATGTTCAACATACCATATACACCAACCTAAACAGAATCCACCAAAGTCACCAGCTTTTAATTGTTCAACACCTTCATTAGAAATTAATTGATAACCAGGTTTATTTAAAAAGTCTTTTGGTCTTAAATAAGTAAGTCCAGTATTCCAAGTTAATTCTTCATCTAAATAATCATCTATTTTTTCATCCATTCCAGAATCACCATATGGTTCAAATCGTTCAACCGTTGAATTTTTAAAATCATAAAATAATACATTTGCATGTCTTAGTTTTTGTTCATCTAAAGTTAAGCCTAAAAATATTACAGCGTATTCATAATTATTCTTATTAGTTTCAATTAATAAATTAATATCAGGATGAATATTTAAAATATTTGTAGTGTCGTCATAATTAATTTCCCAAGGCAATACTTTTCTACCACTGGTATCATTTTTAATTCTAGGAATGTATAAATTTTTATACTTTTGGTCCAAATAAACAAAGTAAAGCATTAAATCAACATCGTTTGCTGTGAATTTTGTAAAGTGTTGATATTTACCCTGTTCTAAATTAATATCAGTAACTTCTTTATATTTTTTAAATTTTGATAAATATGCTTTCCATTTATCATCTGCAATTTCTAAATTTACATCTAAATTTCTATTATCTAAATACTTGTGATATTTTTCAAATGGTTTACTAATTAAAAGTGACAAGTTTCTACTATAAGAATCATCAGAACTATTTTTTAATATATGTTCATTTATTTTTTCAAATTTATCATTATTAACAATTAATATTAATCCTAAATAATCTATCCCATCTTTATTTATAAATGAAAAATCTAATTTTAATTTACTCCAGATTAAATCTAAAATCTTACTTAAATTTTGATTATTAGTTAATGCTAATTTTGAAAAAAGATAAAAAAACGGAGTTATAAAAATAGTGTAAGGTTTAATAATATAATCTATTTCAAGATTTCTATGAAGTAGATATTTTGCAAGATTTACATTTTCCGTATCAATTAGAGTAATTAATAAACCCATATTATCTATATCTTTATCATTAATTTCTTTTTCAGTATAATTATCAAATAAACTTATCTTTTGTTTATCCGTTAATTTTTCATTTATTATTATTGCATTTAATACATAAAAATTTCTATATTGTGTATTCTTTAAAAACCAAGTAATTTCTTCATAATCTAGAATTGATATTAAATAAGAATAAAAGCTCATATCAGCTACATTTTTGAATTTAAATAAATAATTCCAATCAATACTAGTAAACTCTTTCATTAGTGGTATAACTTTTTCGGGATTTTGAAGATAACTAACAAACCCATAATTTTGACTATTATGATTTTGAGCATATTCTGGGTACTCTCTTAGTAAATATTTTAAAATAGTCATATTATCATATTTAGCAGCTAACATAAAAGCATCTAAATTATCTTCATTAAATTTATAAACTGGGAACTTTTCTAATTTTAATATATCTAACTTGTCTAAAATAACTAAATAATGAAATAGATAATTATTATAAAAGATTGGTTTATTAATCTGATACTCTGATAAATCATTTTTATTTTTTATATTTATTATTTTATCTAAATGTAATTTCATAATTAATTAGTACTAGATAATAAAAAAGAAAAATTGATTATATATATATTTACAAATAAATATATAAGGTATATGTCAACAGAAGAAAACACTTATGGTAGATACAAAAACATGGGCAATACTTGTTATATGGGGTCAATCTTACATATATTACAATATGTTCCCATCTTTGCAAATTATTTTTATACTGGCGATTTTAATAAAACTATTATAAACAAAGCTGGTATTGATAAAGATAAATTACAAGAATATGTTTGTTATCACATCTTTAGATTATTCAATTATAGTTTAACTAATAATAATATTACTATTACTCCTGAAAGCTTTAGAGAGTGTATTGGAGAAAAGTGTGATATGTGGCTGGAAAACTCTCACCAAGATTCTCAAGAGTTTCTAAATTTTATTATTTCTCAAGTAGAGGAAGAAATTGGTATTAAAATGAAAATGCTTCCTGGGAGAATTACATTGGATGAGAATACTAATTCAAATAATAAAAACTTTTTAACTATGATGGCTAATCTAACATTTAATACTTATCAACTCAAAGAATATTCACCATTAAAGGAAATGTTTGGAGGATTACTTTTAACGAAAACTAAATGTGAATATTGCTCAGATGTTAGAAATATATTTGACCCAATTAATATGCTTCAATTGTCTATTCCATCTGGTAAGGAGGAGTATACACTAAATGAATGTTTTGATTTCTTTTTGAAACAAGAGAGGTTAGATAAAGATGAAGCAATTAATTGTGAATTTTGTGGATTTAAAAGTAGGGCTTATAAGAATTATTTAATCTGGAAGACACCTAAGGTTTTAATAATTCAATTGAAAAGATTTGAGAAACTAAAAAACAGAAAGATAACAAACAATATTATATATCCTTTGTATGATTTGGATTTGTCAAGTTATATGGACCCAGACAGTCCTCATAGAAATGAATCAACTTATAACTTGATTGGAATTAATTTTCATGATGATTTCAATATGGGAAGAATAGATTTTGGTCATTATACATCTATGGTAAGAACTCATGAGAATGAATGGTTTTATTATAACGATGAAAAAATACCAATTAAAGTAACAAAGAAAGACCAATTGCAAAATAAAAAAGCATATATGCTTATTTATTATAGGAATAACTAAATTTTAATAAACTAATCGATTATAATAATTATATAATTACTTATTTTATGAATCTGATAATTAAAACTAATAAAATCATCCAAATCGTAATTAAAAGGTAATTTCCAAACAATTATTTTACCTTTTTCTTTTAATATTTTTGATAATTCTCCTAGACTTTTATTATTCATTAATATTCGCAAACTCTTTTTTAATTTATAACTAGGACCTCCCCACGGTGGATCTAGAAATATTAATTCATAGTTTTTATCAAGGTGGTCCAAAAAATTACCATTGATTGTTGTATTATTTACTTGATATAGTTTCAAATTATCTTTTAGTAATAAAAATCTTTCTGGATTTATTTCAACTGAAACAACTTCCGAAAAGGTCTTTCCAAAGGATATTGAATTGCCACCTATGCCAGAAGTAGCATCCATTATTTTAACATCACCATATTTATCTTTTATTAGTGATGATAATTTATCTGCATCTTCCTTATGTGACAATGAATATATTCCCTCTGTATCAGTCTTTAAATCCTTATAATCATTCGTCATTAACATACTTGTAATTTAATTCTTAAATAGATTATTATTTCAGTTTTTTTAGGGGTTAAAATCCCTATACTATAAAAGACTTTTCTATATTTTAAAAAGCCTTTCCAAATACTTTATAAATTAAAAATTCTCTCTCTCTGTAGAAAGTGAAAGTTAACTCACTTAAAAGTGAACTCAATATTATAAAAAAATATATAAGAATAAAATTTCTATATATAGTTATATAAGTGAACTGTACTAATGACCGTAATCTGTCCGCATTGTAATAAAGAATATTCGTCACAATCTTCTAGAAGTAATCACATCAAGAAATATCATATCCACCAATCACCCGCCAAACCCGCTCTACCTTCCACCAACAACCCGCCAAAACCACCAGATAAAAATATCAAATGCACTAACTGTAATATTACTTTCACACGATTAGATTCATTAAGCAGGCATATTAATAAGAAAAGATGCAAGGGAGAAAATGATACTAAAGAAAATATAGAAATTTTAAAAATGAAAGAAGAAATGACCGAATATAAAAAAGAAATGGAAAAAATGAAAGACCTCCTCCAAAAATCCCTAAAGATTCACCCTAAAACTCTCCAAAAAATCAACAATCAATTAAATAATCAAGGAACCATTAACAACATCACCATTTATCAATTAGGTAAAGAAAATCTCAGCGAACTATTTACTAAACAAGAAAAACTAGGTATCTTAAATCGTCAAGCAATGAGTATTAATGACATTGTAGAATTAGCACACACTTCCGGAAAATATAAAAGCTGTATGAATGTTTATATTACTAATCTTCAAAATACCATCGGCTATATGTATGACGAAAAACAAAATAACTTTATTGCTGTCAACAAAAATGAACTATTAAACGATTTACTAGATTCTCGTATGTATGATATTGAAAAGTTTTATGAAGAGTTTGAGGAAAAGTTGGAACCTAGTAGAGCTGAAAAGATTAAAATGTTTATTGAAAGAATGAACGACGAAGAAGATTGTTTGAAAGGTTTGAAAAAAGAAGAAATCAAATTGATTCTTTATAATAATAAAGAAGCAATAGGGACAATCTTACCCGGAACTATACTACCTCATAAGAATATTGAGATTGATGTTGAAAGTAGTGATTCAGAAGATGATGATTTACCGAATGATTCAGAAGATGAGAAACCGAATCAAAAGCCAGTGAAAAACATCGTAGTCTAATTAAGCATACTCCGTTCTTTTATTACATAACATACAAGAATCACTACCATTAACCCACATAAGGGAATTGATTTTTGAAAAAAATACAAGATTAAAGCTAAAATAGACGCATGCAAGTAAATATAATCAGTATTCAAATAAATAGCCAAAAATAAATAAGAAATTATAAATGCTAATATTAAGTAAACATCCATTGTATTAAGTGAGAAAAAATGAAATTATTATAATATAAAAAATTATATATTATAATAATGATAAATAGTCAAATAATTTCAGAGTTCGAGAAATTAATAGCTTTTTACAAAAACGAATTGGACAAGATGAAAAAGTCTGAAGATGTTAAGAATTTAACTGCTAATACCTTTAGAATTAGGCAACTTAGAAATGTTGTTTCTATTCTTTCTAAATATCCTGAAAAGATTACTCTTAAAAATTATCAAGAATTGAAAGAACTAGACGGTATTGGAGCTGGAACAATTCAAAGGGTTAAAGAAATATTAGAAAATGGAAAATTAGCTGAATTAGAATCTTTTACAGATACCAATGGAGATAAGGAGAAAAGTATTAATGAATTAGAAGAAATTGTTGGTGTAGGTAGAGTTAAAGCATTAGAATTCTATAATCAAGGAATTAAAACAGTTAAAATGTTAAAACAAAAGATTAAAAAAGGAGAAATTGAAATTAACGAGAAGATTGAATTAGGGTTAAAGTATTATGGTAAATACAAAACAAATATTCCAAGGAAAGAGATTGATAAAGTGTATAAGATATTAACAAAAGTTATTAATACTGTTAATAAAGAGAACAAGTTAACTGAAGATAATAAATATATTTTTGAAGTCTGTGGTTCTTATCGTCGTGAAAAAACTACTTCTGGAGATATTGATGTATTAATTTCGAAAGTAGGAACTTTTGAGAAAAATAAAGATTCGACTAGTTTAGAACTATTTGTTAATAAATTAAAAGAAAATATTAAAACCAATGACGACAAACCTCTTTTAATCGACGATATTACTGATAAGAATTTTGAAACAAAATATATGGGTTTTGCAAAATATAAAGACAATCATGTTAGAAGAATTGATATTCGATACGTCGCCTATGATTCTTACTATAGTGCTTTATTATATTTTACCGGTAGTGCTGATTTAAATAAAAAGATGAGAAATATTGCGAAAAGTAAAGGACTTAAATTATCCGAGTACGGATTATTTAAAACGGATGGAACCAAACTAAAAATTAAAAGTGAAGAAGACTTTTTTAAAGAATTAGACTTGGATTATATTCCACCAAACGAAAGATAAATTATTTTATACAATTCTGAATAAGTTTCCAGGGGGGATACCATATCCAGGTAATGAATCCATATCATAAGGCATTTCTCCTCCTCCTCCTATCATACTACCTGGTTGACGGGAATAAGATGCAATACTGTGTGCAAAAGAAGTAGGGTCCATTAAACCACTAGGAGGAGCAATGGCTTGACGAGTTTGTAAAGGTGCAATGCTTTGTAACATGATAGGGTCATAGTTAGCAGGGGAAAACATTTGCATTTGGTTACCCATACCTTGCATTGGAGGCATCATAGGCATTTCTGAACCCATAGGCATTCCAGACCCCATAGGCATTCCAGAACCCATAGGCATTCCAGGCATAGGCATCATGGGATTCATAGGATTCATAGGCATTCCAGGCATTCCAGGCATTGGCATTTGAGGATTCATAGGCATTTGGTTTTGCATATTGTTACCACCTAAGAAGTTTCTTACACCTGGCATGGTGTCTTCGGAAGCAGAGTCCAAGATATTTCTCATTTCTTTTTCAGTATCAGATAAACTGTTTTTTCTAGATTTTTTCTTAGAAGGTTTTTTGTAGCTGGCATTTTTAAGAGTTCTGGTATTTTCTTTACCCATTATATACACTTATCCAAGTTTTTTATTTTTAAATAATTAAAAATAAAAAAATATTTTTATAATTTTTTCTAAAACTCATTCTTTTTTAGAAGGTTTTTTAGTCACAGCCTCAATTTCCTTTAACTTTTTTAATAATTTTGCATTTTCTTTTTGTTGTTCTTCTAACATTTTAATCATGTATTCATTTTTGTCTTTTAATTTCTTAACCTTTTCATCAGTTTTTTCTTCAATTTCTGTTTCCAAATTGGTTACTATTTCTTTACTGTTCATTTTTGACCAAAATTGAGTATCTTCATTATTTTGAACTGACCAAGAAAGTGTCCCATTGCTTAAAACTACATACTTATACTCATCACCAAATTTAGTTAAAAATCCACCCAAGCGAAAGGCTGGTTTTTTAGTTACTTTATCTTTAGTAAAATATCTAATATGAGTCCCAATGACTACCTTACGAATGTCTGTAACTTTTTTATAATCTTTTAATTTATCTTTAATATCATCATTTGACATTGTATCTTGCATTGTTTTTTTAGGTCTAACATATCCAGAATCTTTAGATAATCTTTTTGTTTTATTAATCAAGTCCATTACTATTATATACATTTTATTTTTTGTTTAAAACATATTTAAAATACAAATTTTCTACTGCATAATTCTTTTCAGTATATTTTTCTTTTTCTTCTTGAGTTACAAATTTACTAATAGAATCTTTAAATGCTTCAGAACTTTCATTTTTTAAATTAGCCTTCAAAAATACATAATTTTGATGAAAGTATATTTTCCATATGTAATTTCTACATGGAATTCCTACCAAAGCATACCATTGTTTTTTTTTATTTTGTTTAATATCAATAACAAGTCCACCTGCTTTAAGTTTTTCATCTTGTATATTTATTACTTTTATTATTCTTCCTCTAGGAATACTTTTAAATTCATCTAGAGTATGAACATGACTGTAATCCATTAATTCATAATAATATTGTTCCTTCCAAGCTGGAACTTTTTCATAAGCTTCTTCTTTGGGGTCCCTATGTTTTAATAGTTCATTTAATTCTTTCAAATCCTCTTTCTTCATTTATATTACTTTAGAATTTATGTTTATAATAAATTAATTTAAAGAACAAAATTCTATTATCATAAATGACTGATTGGTTTAATACATTCTACAATCCTAATTCTATTATGTTCATCGGTAACGATGAATTTAACAAATTAACTAACATTTTAAAATTTCAAAATGAACAAAGTTTAGTGCAAATTAAAATTACTCAAAAAGAGAATGAATATGTGGAAAAGCTAAAGGAAATAGAATTGTTGTGTAATGATAGTGAAGAAATTAATAAGTTTAATAATTTGAATAGTTTAAAGATACTTCAAAAGGAATTGGAAGTAATCAAATTACTAACAAAGTATTCATTGGAAAATAATCAATTAAATTATGACTTTTTCACTAATTCTTTAAAGCTACTACTTCAACTAAGTGAAATTTTAAGAATTAGATTGGGTCAAGTTGAAATTAATATTGAAAAGAAAATTTATATTGATGATAATATATCAAGATGTTCTTATAAATTTTGTAACTTTAAGGATGCTTGTAATTATAATTACAATAAATCAAAAAACTTATGTTATCAAGACCATTATGTTCACGGTATGGTTTCTGCTGATTTGAGAATTTTGATTGATTATATAGAACAAAAGTATGGAGAAATTAAATTAGTTTCTCATAATAAGGAAATTTTAAAAACAATTAACACATTATCCTATGTAATAAATCATATGGAGAGTGAATTAAAATCCAAATGTATGTATTTGGGTGAAAATGAAATTGAGACATTTCATTTTATAAAAAATAAGTAAATTTATTTAGCAGTATATACCTGATTTAGCCATTCTCCTCCATTTGCTGGACAACATTCAACACGACCAACTCTTTTCCAGTCTTCATTATTGCTACCCCAACATTCAGAACCATTTTGTCGTCCCATTACAGTAAACCCTTTAGCAGTGGCTCTTGCCCAACATTCATCATTAGATGGAGTATGACCTAAGTGATTTGGAATTGTTCTATTATCATCTTTCCAACACCCTCTATAGACATATCCAGGTCCATCTGTTGGATTTGCAAAAGGGTCAGTACAGGATCCTTGTATTTGAGGGGGAGGTGGTGGAGGTGGGGGAGGTGGGGGAGGTGGTGGCGGAGGTGGTGGGGGAGGAGGAGGAGGCGGAGGGGGAGGTGGAGGGCGAGGTGGGCGAGGGGGAGGCGGTGGAAGAGTAGGAG